GCCGAGCTGGTGACACGGCATGCCCCGAACCAGGAGCTTGCCGGCGCCCTCGCAGGTCGGGCAGGTGTAGAATTGGACCTGGCACACGGCTCACCCTCCCGACAAATCCGTGAGCATCGGCGCTTCGCTCGCGGCGATCACGCGATCCATGCGGCGAGCTGCCTGCCATTCCGTGTAGTGCGGGTATTGGACCTCGAGGTCGTACATCGGCCACGCCTCCGGGTTTCGGCCGCGCGCCATGCACGCCTCCCAGGTCTCGATCGCGCGGCTCAGCTCGCGGCGCCCGAATGACATCGCGTCCTCGGGGATCTGCGACACCGTGATCGCGAACGGCGGCTTGTTCTCCTGGCAGACGAAGAGGTGTGCGCGCCGGCCGGCGCTCTTGGGGTCGAGCACGTCGAGGCCGCGCTCGTGCATGGCCGCCTGGAACGCCCAGTCAGCCAGCCGGTTGCTCAGGTCGCGCGGCGGCATGCGCCTATCTGTGGTCTTGTAGTCCCAGACCGTGCGGAGGTGCTTCGGCAACCAGTCAACCAAGCTGCGCAGCCAGACATCGCCCTCGCGCCAGGCCAGCACCACTTCGCCGTCGCCCTTCTTCGGGTCCCACTCCTCGACCAGGCCGCGCTCGTTGAGCTGGTCGAGGCACGCCTCCGCCATCTCGCCGGCGACGTCGAACTGCCAGCGCAGCACCGCACACTTGCCGGCGGCGTTCGCCTGGTCGCGCTCCTCGCGGGCCGCCTTCGTCTTCCAGTCGGCGGCCTCGACGACGTACAGCTCCTTGCCGCGACCGATGAGATGCCAATGTGCGGCGTTGCCGATGTTGAACTTGGTGCTCTCGTCGGGCTCGTAGTGCGGATTGAGCCGCGGGTGCTTCACCCAGCCGTGGCGCGGCGAGTAGTCGTAAATCTCCTTCGCGATCGACTGCGTGATCGATGGCGTCGGACACGGGTCGGCGAAGTAGGTTTGGCAGAGCATGCCGCGGTAGATGCCCGGCTTTGTGAGTGGTTCTTTCAGCATGTGTTACTCCCTTGGTTACTGTGGACGGCCGCCGGCTGCGCGGGTGAACATCATTTCCCACATCTGCACGTCGACGCTGAGGTGGTGCGCGTACCAGCGCGTCCACTGAAGGCGGCGTGCGATGACGACGTTGAGGCCTGCGTGGAAAGCGGCGAACGGCAGGAACATCAGCCAGCCCGAGCCCACGAAGGCGATCGTGTTGTAGGCGGTGAAGCACGCGTTGGCGTACATCAGGAGCTTGCCGCGTTCGTAGTGGTCGGTGGCGAGGCGCAGCTCTGCGCGTGCGGTGAAGTAGTCCATACGCTTTTCCTTCCTTGGCAGATCGCGACCGCTTCCGCGACGTGGTGCGGCTCGCCGGTGAGCAGCGCCGCGTAACACTTGGCGATCGCGCGGGTGTATTCGGCCAGCAGCCGCTCGCGCGCGGCGGCGATGCTGGCCATGCGGGTGACTTCCTCGCGCAGATCGTCGCGCGACATTTCGGCGCCGCACCTGTAGCCAGGCTCGAGACGGCACGGCGTTTCGTCGTCGCCGATCTCGATGCCGCAGGCCGGGCAGGTCCAATTGCTCATGTTGTGCTCTCCCTCAATCGCCGCTGTCGTAGCTCATGTCCTTGCCGCAGTGCTTGCACTCGCCGACGTGCCAGCCGCGGTTCGCTTGCTCGCGTGTTGCGGTCTCGATGCGCTCGTGGCCTGGGCACGCGGCCTCGCGCGCCTTGCGCGCTTTGTACCTGCGGGCGAACGCCTGCCCCTCGGGGTCGAGCTGCGCGATCTCGTCGTCGGTGAGCTGGCCGTACGGCGTGCGGCGGATTTCCTCGAGCGTCCTCATCGCTTCACCTCCTCCCGCCGGCACTGATTGCCCGTGCGCGTGTCGGCGTCGGCCGCCTTCAGACACGCCTGGCACGTCGCGTCGTCGCGAAACGCCGTCACGTCTCTCCGCAAGAGCCCGCCTACCCCGCACATGGACGCCGCGAGGCGTACGCCGCGCAGCGCCTCGGGGCCGCGGTGGTAGAGCCAATACAGATGCACGCATTTCATGGCCGTCACTCCGCGGCCATGCGGGCGGGGAAGTGCGTGCGCCCGACGTCGGTGCGCAGCAGCGTCGCGTACCAATTGACCCAGGTCGTATCGATCGCGCTGCCCGCGCGGCGAATGGACGCCCACGCGTACAGCGCCGGCAGTGCGGCCAGGCGCGCGTCGAGGACGAGCGCGTCGGCGATCTCTCGGTTCTGCGCGGCGAGCGACGGCGCACCGTCGCGGGCGCAGCGCGCCGCCCGTTCCCGGTAGTTCACGCCATTGTTCGCGATGGCGTGGCCGATCCGGCAGGCGGCGGCGTCGAGCAAAAGATAGAAGCCGCGGGCGCGCTCGCTGTCGGGCAGCGGGCTGCCGGACGGCAGGAACGCGTAAGGCAAAGCAGCAAGAATGTTTGGCATGGTAATCAGCTCCCGATGTCTTGGTGGGGAGCCTCATCCTCCCCGAATTGGGGAGGTCGTGTCAAGCCCCGTAGCGGGGAGGTTTAACCTTACTCAGCGCGAATATTAACGAGCCCGCGCAGCGCTGCGGGTGATTCGCGCGTCAGCTCGTGCGGAAATGTTGGTTAATCAGGGCGAGTATTTGCTGACGACGCGCAGCGCCTGCGGCCACGTCTCGCGCGTCAGCTTGTGGGGGTCCTCGGTGTCGCCGCTGCGGCGACGGGCCGCTGGCGTGTCGAACCGCTGCAAGAACCAGAACTGATCATCCCAATTAACCAATCGGCCAATACGCACGCGCGCCTCGGGGTTGCGCGTGCCGCCGTCGCCGCCCTCCTGCTCGGGCTCGCCCCACAGGGCGACCTCATCCGGGCTCACGTCTTTGCGCAGGAAGAGAGTGTCTTTACCGCGTGCAAACGGCAGGTGCGGGTGGATGATCGCTAGATCACCGATCTCATAGACGGGCGACATCGCGTCAGTTGACACGATCAAACCCCAGGCTTCGCGCACCTCTTGCAGGAACCAGGGCCTCACCACTCGATCGATTGGCCGGCGCACTTTGAGCACCATTTCGCCCACCAAACCGGCGCCCAGTCCGGCGACGGACGAGGCATAGACTGGCAAGTCCCGCCGCCCGAAAGTGGCTGGGCCTGTGCTAGGCTTTCTGCTCTTGCCCATCACAACGTCGACAGAAACGCCAAATACCTCCGCCGCACGACTGAGCGTACTGTCTCTCAACCCCCGTTCCCCACGTTCCAACTTCACGTACGAGCCGTACGAGATACCAATCTGCCTGGCCGCTTCTTCTTGCGTCCAACCCGCTGTCTCTCGCAGCTCGCGCAACGCGTTGCTCATTGTCTTAGTTCAACCTCGCGCGTTCGTCGCTTCCCGATTTGGCGCATCCCGTCATTCCCCGATGTGGGGAAAGCCTACAAGCCGGAATTGCGTCTGTCCATCCCCGTTTCGGGTGGGAAGGCGGGGGTTGACAAATGCCCCCGTTTCGGGGAGGCATTACCATCATGCAGCTTCTTGAATGGATGCGCCGTCACGGCGTCGACGACGAGCAAATGGCGGCCCTGATCAATCAGGGGCGGCCCGCGGCCGAGCGCTGCACAGCGCATGCCGTCAAGAAGTGGAAGTACCGGGAGCGCGTGCCGTCTGCGGCCATGATCGCGCGGTTCGAGGACGTCACCCGCAAGCGCGTGAAGCTGCGCGACTGGGTCGAAGACCCGCGCGAGAAGGGGGCTGCGTGACCGTTAATTTCGTCCAGTTGGCTCGGCCTAAGTCCCCCAACCCCCCTAGGGCCGGGCTCGGCGCACCGTCGGAACGCCCCCGTTCGGCGGTGCGCCAACCTGCCCGAGCTGTGATGTGGGTGCACATCACGAGGTGAAACGCACACACAGGGTGTCGGCGGCATGGCGGACGGGCCGCTCACATTCCCAGGTCGCGACGCGTCTGGCCGCTGGAAGGCCGATGGCGCTGCCTGGACGCCTGAGCGGGTCGAGCGGCTGCTCGCGCTCGCGGCGGAGGGCCTGTCGGGGGCGCTGATCGCGGCCGAGTTGGGCATCACGCGCAACGCGGTCGCCGGCAAGCTGAGCCGGCTGCGCGGGCGGCTCAAGGTCGACACCGAGACGCGCGAGGTGCGCAAGCCGAAGCGCACGGCGCGCAAGCGCAGGAGCCCACCCGTGAAGTCCGCACCAGAACTCGAAATCGACGATGCGCCCACGCTCGAGCCCGAGCCGCTGCCGGCGCACATGGACGAGCCGCTGCCCAGCTCGCGCCTGATCCGCAACGGCAAGCAGCTCGCGCACCATTGCCGCTGGCCGCTCGGCGACCCACGCACGCCGGAATTCCGGTGGTGCGGCGCCGACCGCGAGCACGATCGGACCATGTACTGCGCCACCCATCACAGTCTCGCGTGCAACTGAAGGAGCAAACCCACATGGCGAGGAAACGGAAGAACGCGAACGGCAGCGCGGAGCACCTGCCGAGCGACGATGACGTGCGCCGAGGAATTTTTCAGCGCCACGTCGGCAAGATCGAGTTCGCCGAGGCGAAGGTGAAGCTCGCCCAGAAGGACGTCAAAGACCTGTACGCCGAAGCGAAGCGCGACAAGTTCAAGGTGCGGGAGGTCAAGCACGCGCTCAGAATGAGGACCGAGGACGGCCTCGAGTCGATCCGCGCTGAGCGCGAGGAACAGCAGCGCATCGAGCGTTGGGAAAAGGTGGTGGTCGGCACGCAGGCCGAGATGTTCGACGTCTCGTCGGTCGACCGCGTCTATCTGGATGGCGAGCGGGCGGCCTTTTCAGAGCTGCCACGCAAGCCGCCGGCGGAGGTGCATGTCAAGGACCACCCGCGCTGGTACCGCGGCTTCGACAATGGTCGGCAGATCCTCAATTGCGATCGCGCCAAGAACTTCAAACCGCTCGAGGACACCAAGACGCTCGGCGAAGCTGCTGCCGACGTCGTCGATAGCCTCGCCGCCTGAGCAGGCGGGCACTCCTGCTTTCGGCCCGCACTGAACCGAGGGTGTCACGATGAGCGGCCTCGTTCGTTATGACGCAATGTGTCGCGCGATCGACGCCGCCTACAAGGTCGACGAAGTCAAGGACATCCGCGACAAGGCAAAGGCGCTCGAGGCCTACGCCCAGCAAGCCAAGAACGTCGAGGCCGAGCGGCGCGCGTGCGAGATCAGGCTGCGCGCCGAGCGGAAGGTTGGCGACCTGCGACGCAAAGAAGAGAAGCTCGCTGGTCGCCCGAAAAGCACCCCCACGAAGGGGGAGCTTTCGACAAATGCCGAACGTCGTCGTGAACTTGGCATCTCAAAAAAGCAGGACGAGCAGTGGCAAGCGTTAGCCGCCGTCCCCGAGAAGCAATTCGAGGCGGCGCTCGCTGCACCGGAAAAGCCGACCACCAACGGCATCATCGCGGCGCACACGAAGCCGAAACAGAAGGCTATGAACCCGCGAGCGCTCTGGGTTTGGGGCCGATTAACGGACTTTGAACGCGACGGCGTGCTCGACACCGACGCGCGGGCGATGTTCGCGGAGATGCTTCCACACATGCAGAAGGCCGTGCGGCGCCTTGGCCCGCGCGTCGCCGCTTGGATCAAGAGGTGTACCGATGACGAGTGAGCAAAAGCTACAGCAGCAACTAAAGGCCATCATCGAGCGCGTGTACGAACGCAGGCGCGACCAGATCAGCGTGAACCCCTCCTGGCTCGCTACCGAGGCCATGCAGGAAATCGATCCCGAAAAAAAATCGCCGGAGCTGGCCTACCGCGCCGCGCACCTACAGCTTCGTCAGATGGCCCGCGGTCTGTGCCGCAAGCAGTGGGAGGACGACACCGAGGACTCGGAGCGTGACCAGCACGAACTATTCCCTGATCTTCAGCGGCGCTACCCCACTGCTCGGTCCAGTGGATGGGAGGAGCCCGAGTACATCTTGCTCGAGCATTTAACCAAACGCGATGTTGATTACAACGTCGTGCGGTTGCGGCGCGAGGGTGCAACAAAGCTGCGGCGCGCGGACGCGCTGGAGGCTTGGGGGCACGATAAGTTTACAGAGCGCGCCGCGGAGTGAGGCCTATGGCACGGCCGCTCGTCGTTGGCATCGACCCAGCTACGAACACGGGCATCTGCGAGGGGCGCGTCGGTGAAACGCCGACGCTCTCCGCGCAGCGTTTCCGTGTGAGCCGCAAGGACAAGATCGAAGACATCTTCGGCCGCGCGACGCACCACTTCGCCGACTACTTCCGCACGCTCACGCCCGATGTGGTGGCGGTCGAGCATCCGGTGCGCATCACTGCCGGCTACGGCAACGCCGCCACCGATGCATTGAAGTTCGGGCTCTACGGCGTCATCACCGGCATTGTGAAGGCGAAGGGCTACACACTGCTCACGCCCGAGATTGCGACCTGGCGCAAGTTTTTTTTGAACCATGGGCGCATGGCGAAGCTCGAGGCGAAGCAGGCCGCGATGCAACGGTGCGCCTGGCTCAAATGGGACGCGCCGACGATCGACGCGGCCGAGGCTGCGGGGATCTGGTCGTGGGGTTGTTCGCAGATCGACCCGAAGCACGCGCACCGCATCGAGCCGCTGTTCGCGAGGGTGTCCCCATGAGCGCGACCAAGGGATCGTTCTTTTTTTGGACTGACTGGCTCGGCGACACCGAGGTCCGCCGCCTGTCCCCCGCCGAGCGGGGCTTTTGGGCTGATTGTCTTGCCATTGCGGCAACCGCACTCCCTTTCGGCTACGTCGTCGATAACAAGGGGCGGCCGCTGTCCGTCGCCGAGCATGCTCGCATCTCGAACTGCTCGGAGGCCGAAGCGGCACAACTGATCGCCGGCGTGCTCGAGAAGGGGGCGGCGAGCCGCGACCGCGCCGGGCGGTTGTTCAACCGGCGTATGGTGCGGGACGCTAGCTTGTCCGCGAAACGGTCGCTCGCGGGCAAGAAGGGCGCCGCCCGTACGAATTTGAAATATCAGGCTTTTCCAGTTTTGCCGCGGCAAACGCCGCAGCAAATTCCGCGGCCGCCGCCTCGCCCCACGCCCCAGCAACATAAGCAAAAAGAAAGAGAAGCACGGGACTCGGCCGCGCGCGCGCGCGCGGCCCTGTCTCATGAGACAAATCAACCGGCGGGCTCGCTCGCTACGGCGCCTGGGGAGGGCGCGCTCACTCGCCCGCCTGGCGCCGAACAAGCCCAGAATGGGAAGCCGGCAACCGAGTGGACTCGAGCAGATTTTGAGGCCGAATTCGCTCGCCGGCGCGCCAAGGGCGGCGGATGAAAACAGCCCCATTTTGGGGTCGACGAAATCCGGGGAACTCGGGTAACATGGGACCGTGGTAGCTGCCGTCCCCAACTGAAGGAGAGCGTAGCATGCGAACCGACTTGCCGACGATTGAGCGGACGTTCGCCGACCGCGTTGCGGTGCTCGAGCGGGACCCGCCAGTGCCGAAACACTTCGAGGAAGCCGCTCACCGCGGTGAGCACATCGCAGGCTTCACGGTGCTTGACCCCAGGCGCGTTGAGGAGGTGCGCGCCAACGGCCGCAATGCCGTCACTGCGGCCGTGCGCCGCTACTATCATCATCGCGACGTGCTGATGACGCGGCTCAAGGAGGCCGGCGTCCAACCGCTCGCGGTGTTGCCGAGCATGGCCTGGCGCAAGCTGTGCCTGCACGCCAAGCTGATCTTCGTTGAAGGCAACAGCGGCGGCATGGTCGCGCTCAACACCTGGCCTTTGGTGCAGCGATTGCGCGCGCAAGCCGAGGCCGACCTTGTCTCACGGCCGCCGTCGCGCATCTGGGCTCGCTCAGAGGGCGTGCGTGTCCCAGCGGCTCACTTCGAGACCGTGGCGCGCAAATGGGTGAAGAGCACTCCGAAGGTGGAGCTGCTCGAGACGTTGATGCACAGCCGCGAGCATCGCACGTTCATCCCGGCGAACTCGGTGGCGATGCGCTACGTCCAGGGCCCCTACGACGTCGCCGAGATCGTGCTGCCGCCGCCGCCGGCGGATGTTGTCACGCTGCTGCTGAAGTCGCGTCGGCTCGAGCCGAAGACCGTGGCCGAAGCGGCGGCGATCGCGTTCAATCCGACGCTCGAGACCATCATCGGCAAGGCCGTACGCGATGGCCACCCGGGTTCGCTCAGTCGGCTGCCGAGCATGCACCCGTCGAACGATCACGAGGCGCAGTTGCTCGGCTACGCAAGCCTCGCGGAGTGGAGGCGGCTGTGCCCGATCATCTACACGGAGCACCAGTCGGCCACGGCGGTGATTGCGCAGTTCGGCGACTTCCCGATCGAGCGCGAGGTTGTCGATCGCGCGATGGCCGACGAGTTCTTGCCGACCGCCGACGAGGAGGTGGAGGAAGCGGGACCCGTCGTCAACGTGATCGAGACACGCCAGGCGCCCTACGACGCCGGCGTGTTCGAGGGTCTCGCGCTCTTAGTCCGCGCTGGCGTGGGTGGTGGGCCCGATGGCGCCGAGCCCGAAAGCGAGGACCGGCCCCGAGGCGGTGACGGAGCACACTGGGGAGGCTAAATCCCGTGAATGATCTACGGGGACCAATGGACAGGCGCGCGGGTGACTGCGCGCCTGGTGGAGGCCTTCCGGAAGCTTCCAGCGACGCCGATCTACGCTCCCACGCGAGAGCGGCTCGAGGCGGCGATTTTCGATCACCCGGTCGACGGGCTGGATCTGATCCTCGCGACCAACCGCTACCTCGGCCAGGCCTCAGAAGAACGGCTGTGGCTCCTGACCTTCGCCCGCGCCAAAGCGGACGGCACCGCAATCGTCCGGCTCTGCCGCGAACGCGGCTGGTCGCGCGCCACGCTCTATCGGCGCGTCACCCGCGCTGCTGAGACAGTCGCCGCCCGCCTCAACCGGGACCGCGCGCAGGCTCAGACCCCCTTGTCCGTGAGACAGTTTCCTGCGCCCTGTTGACGTGCGGGCGTAGAGGGTCATCGGATGGGCAAGGCACAGCCCCGGCAACCTCCGGGTCGCTATCGTTCTCTCGCTGGCGCGTTTACACCTCCCAATGGGCTCGGGCGGCCACCGCCGTCGGTCAACGTCCGCACGAGGGTCGGCCAGGTGGCTGACCCGGGCTCACCAGGTGGGCGCATCGTCGTCACCGTCAACCGCGTCGTCGACGTCCTCGAGGACGAGCTTTCGCACAATCGCATCAGCGAGGCCGAGTACCAGGTCGGGCGCATCGCGCAGTTCGCGTTCGAACGGGCGCGCGGAAAGATGGGCACCTCGAACTGGCAAGGCGCCTCTCGCGTCGACGCATTCACCGCGAAAGAGCTGGCGGTGCTGCACAACATCGAGAGCGCCGAACGCATCACCCGCATGATCGAGTGGTGGCGCCGCGAGCTGGGCCGCATCGATGCGAACATCTTGGAGCGCGTGCTTGGCGAGCACAAAACCTACGCGGAGGTCGCCACGCTTCAAGGCAAGTCAGGCGAGCGTGGCGTGAGCTACATTGCCAACCGCTTCCGCGACGCGTTAAAGGCACTCGCAGAGCTGAAAGCGGCCAAGGGGCTGCAGGCAACGAGGAGGACAGCGTGACAGACCAAACGCTTGGCCAGCGCCGGGTGCGGGCCGCGTTCAACCCGAGCGCAAGCAGTCTCGTCGACGAGATCAAGTCAAAGACCGCCGAGCTGATCGACCTGTGCGAAAACCTGAAGCAGATGCCGGGCCTCTCGCCCGGGCGATCGAGCGAGTGCGGGCGGCTGTGCTCGCTGGCGCAGACACAGTACGAGGACGCCGCCATGTGGGCGGTGAAAGCAGCGACGACGCCGACGTCATGACCACGCTAGCGCTCGACATCGCGGCCGGCATCTGGCTCGGCGGCATCGTGCTCGCGGCGACGGTGTGGGCCGTCGTGACGGTGGTCGACAAGATCGACCGGGTGCGTCACCGCCGGCACTGCGGGTTCTCGTGGGCGGATGCGCTCCGCGCCTAAAACCCTATGGGCCACAAATCGGCACGATGTGCGCGGGTGACCAAAATTTAAGGTGACCCGACGGGCGAAACGTGCAAAGTCGCCACACTGGAAACAACCACGCCTCGGTCGCCCCGCGCCCGGGGCTTTTTCATGTCCAGCGGAGCCGCAGATGCAGCGCCTGCTCGAGCTTGCCGAGCAGGTGGCTCGGCTGCCCGCTTACAATCATCGGAACCCGCACGCCTTCCACGAGGGCAAGAGCGAGATCGCGGCCGAGCTGCGCAAGCTCGCGCGTGAACTCACACCTCGTCCTGTGCGGTCTATAGACCTGCACAGGATGGGCCCCGAGCGGTCTGCTAGAGGCGCATGCGGCGCGCCCGCACGATGACCCAGACGACAAGGGCCACGACAGGCAGCACCAGCAGGATGTCGGCGACCAACTGCTCCAATGCGGACCCCTCCGCGCAGGAAATCGATCGCGTTAACGCCTGGTCGAGCCGCCGTCTGTGATGGCCATCACACTTTCCGATAATCGTCCTTCTCGGCAGCATCGCTGACCTAATGTTTCACGTGAAACAACGTCCGCAAGTCACTGACAAGAATGGCAGAACACCCGCTGGTCCCGACCGGCGGTGTGCCGGCGCCGACGCTCACGGACGAACTGACGTCGGCGGCCGGCTACGCTCGAGCGAGCAGCTCGCCGGCGACGCTGAAGGCCTACAAGTCTGACTGGCGGGACTTTTTGAGCTGGTGCGAGGCGCGATCGCGTCCCGCACTCCCGGCGAGCGTTGAGACGACGGCCAGCTACCTGGCGCATCTCGCCGACACTGGGCTGAAGGCCTCGACCATCACGCGGCGCACAGCCGCGATCGCATACGCGCATCGGCTACGAGGTCTCGCCCCCCCGACCGCAGCCGAGCCGGTCAAGGCGGTCCTTCGTGGAATCCGCCGGCGGATCGGGGTTGCTGTCGAGCGCAAGGCTCCGGCGACTGCGCGCGCCATTGCCAAGATGATCGCGAAGGTGCCGGCGACCCGCAGAGGGACCCGCGACCGCGCGATCCTGCTGCTCGGCTTCGCCGCCGCACTTCGGCGCTCAGAAATTATCGCGCTGCAGCTCGCCGACCTGGCGTTCAGCCCCGACGGGGTGGTGATCACCATCCGGCGCAGCAAGACCGACCAGGAAGGCGAGGGCCAGTCGATCGCGATCCCGCGCGGCTCCAAGCTGCGGCCGGTCGAGGCGCTCGAGGCCTGGCTCGCCGAGCGGGGACCCAACGACGGGCCGCTGTTCGATGTGTGCGACCGCACTGTGGCGCTGATCGTCAAGCGCTACGCCCGCAAGGCCAAGCTCGACCCTACGCAATTCGCCGGCCACTCGCTGCGCGCAGGCTTCGTGACCAGCGCGCTCGAGCACGGCGCCGATCTCTTCAAGGTGATGGACGTCACGCGCCACCGGCGCGTCGAGACGCTGCGGGAGTACGACCGCCGCGCCAAACAGTTCAATAACCACGCGGGAAAGGGGTTTTTATGAGCACTTTTTGGACTGTCGTCAGTTGCGTCGCCGCCGGCTTCATCGGCGGATTCATCGCCTGGTTCGCGATGATGATCTACATCGCGCGTGCGCTCTCGCGGTGAAGCGCACCGCGCCGATCGGCGAGCGCGCCTTCCTGGTGCAGCACGCCGAGAACCCGATGATGTTTCTCGCCGGCGACAAGGGCGCCGACTGGACACTCACCACACTCAACGCACGGCACTATCGCTCGGAGCGCGGCGCGCTGCGCGCGATCGTGACCAGGCTCAATGGCCGCGGCCACGTGTTGCCGCTGGTCTATTCACGGAGGACCGCCGCATGAGGCACGCACTCGCGCTCGCCCTGACGCTCGTTGCCGCGCCCGCGTTCGCACAGGACGCCTGGCCCGTCGACGCCATGAACCATGCGATCGACCAGACCAACTTCGTGGTCGATGGGGGCTGTTCGGGGACGCTGATCAGCGTGCCCGAGCGCCTGGTGCTCACCAACTTCCACTGCGTCGACCAGCGCATTTCGACCGTCGAGCGCGACGTGGTTGGCGACGATGGCGTGGTGCGCAAGCGCACGGTGCGCCGCCTGGCTGATCTCAAGGTCGAGCAGCACAGCTACGTCGGGTTCGAGCGCGTCGGCACCGCGAGCTACGTCGCCGAGATCGTCGCCGACAGCAGAGCGCGCGACCTGGCGGTGCTCCGCATCAAGGGCCCGATCCCGCATATCTATGCCTCGCCGCTCCTGCCCGAGGGCCGCAAGGTCACCCGCGGCGAGCGCGTCTATGTCGTCGGCAACCCGGCGCTCGAGGACGCGACGGTGGTCGAGGGCATCGTGTCGAACGTCAATCGCACCTTCGAATTCCCGTGGACCGGCGGCGAGAAGCTCGCGATGGTCCAGTTCTCGGGCGGCATCTACGGCGGCAATTCGGGCGGAGCGCTTTACAACGCAAAGGGAGAGCTCGTGGGCGTGCCGGCTGCAGGCTATCGTGCTGCGACGTTCATTGGTTTTGCCGTGCCGGTCGACGTTGTGAAGGCCGTGCTGCGCGACAATTGCATGGCGCGCGTGTTCGACGCCGACGCCGACGACGCGCAGTGTCGCGCCGACAAGGCGGCGAAGAGCAAGGACTGATTTGCGTTTGTGCGCTGGCTGTGATCTGTCTCACGCGTCGTCCTCGTGACGAACGTGAGGAGGCCAGCATGGCACGAACTTTGAGCAACAAGCCACGCCGCACGAGCGCGCGCACCGGCACCAAGACACGGGGCCGGCCAGCGCTCTCGCGAACGCGCATGGCGACGAAGCGCATGGGCGGCGGACGCAAGAGCAGCAAGGGCGGCACGCGCTGCTGATCGTTGCGCCGCAGTCGGAGTGCATTGGGGCCCGCGCAAGCGGGCCCTTTGTTTTGGGGCGACGCCATGCGCGTGTTTCGGCCGATCAACCGGCGCGTCGTCAAGCAACTGACCATCACGCGCGAACCCCCGCGCGAGCCGCTCACTCCCGGCCTGCGGCCGAAGGAGTACCAGCACCACGAGCCCATAGGCTTCTGGCATTTTCCAAAGAAAGAGGACGACGACGATGACGACTAGCGACGTGAAGCAGAACGTCAGCATGGTTTGCTCGGTTGTCGCGGTCGCGTTGAGCGTCGCGGCATTCCTGATTGGCGGGCCGCCTGGTCCGGCCGGCATGTCGATTGTCGGCCGCCAAGGCGAGCCCGGCATCGCCGGCGCGGTTGGCCCTGTGGGCCCGCAGGGCGCTCGCGGCGAGATAGGCGCGCCCGGCGTCATCGGCCCGCAGGGCGAGAAGGGCGAGAAGGGCGACAAAGGCGACAAGGGCGAACGCGGCCCGCGCGGCCGCGCCGCCCACGTCCGCAAGGTGCACTGCTGGCGATGAAGAAAACCGAAGCGGAAAAGACACGCCGCGACGAGCACATGGCAAACGCGCTCGAATATGCAGAGACCGTTGTGCGCGACGCCCAGCTCCGCGGCGTGTCTGGCTACGACCTGTTCATCAGCTTCGCCGCCGTGGTCGCGGCTCGCAACCCGTCGCTCGCCGGCAAGCTATTGCTCGCGACCAGCCAGGCGATCTGCGCCTATCCGATCACGAAAGTGATCAAGCCCGAGCCCGACGAGATCGAGCTGCCGCGGCAAGCCGACGGATCGTATGGGCCGCCCAACTGAGTTCAGCGACCAGGTCGCCGGCGAGATCCTCGAGCGCATCGCCGGCGGCGAGAGCCTGCGCGCAATCTGCGAGGCCGAGCATCTGCCAACCCGGCGCACAGTGTTCAGGTGGCTCGCGGACCCGGCGCGCGCCGAGTTTTGTCACCAGTACGCGCGCGCGCGCGAGGCGCAGGCCGAGCACTGGGCCGAGGAAATCCTCGAGATCGCCGACGACAGCTCTCGCGACGTCAAGACGATCGAGCGCAAGGGCGAGCTGGTCGAGGTCGTCGACCACGACGTGGTGCAGCGATCGAAGTTGCGCGTCGACACCCGCAAGTGGCTGCTCTCCAAGCTGGCGCCGCGCAAGTACGGCGACAAGGTCGAGCTGGGCAGCGACCCCAACAAACCGATCGTGACCCGAATAGAGCGCGTCATTGTTCGCCCTCGAAATTCCGACACCGGAGAAGTTTGAACCGCTTCTCGTGCCGTCGCGCTACAAGGGCGCGCACGGCGGCCGCGGCTCTGCCAAGTCGCATTTCTTCGGCGGGCTCATGATCGACCACAGCCTCCACGAGCGGGGGCTGCTGTCCGTCTGCATTCGCGAGGTGCAGAAGACGCTGAAGGAGTCGTCGAAGCGACTGCTCGAGCACAAGATCGAGCAGATGGGCGTCGGCCACGAGTTCAAGGTGTGGAACGACCGCATCGAGACGCCTGGCGACGGCCAGATCATCTTCGTCGGCATGCAGGATCACACCGCCGAGTCGATCAAGTCGCTCGAGGGCTACAAGCGCGCGTGGATCGAAGAAGGGCAGATGCTCTCGCAGCGCAGCCTGGCGCTGCTGCGGCCCACGATCCGCGCCGACGGCTCGGAAATCTGGGCGAGCTGGAACCCGCGGCGCAAGTCGGACGCCATCGATCAGTTTCTGCGCGGGCCAGCGAAGCCGAAGAACGCGATCGTCATCGAGGCCAACTGGCGCGACAATCCGTGGTTTCCGGACGTCCTCAACGAGGAGCGCCTGCACGACCTCGAGCACTACCCCGAGCGCTATGACCACATCTGGGAAGGGGGATATGCGCGCGCGTTCGAAGGCGCGTATTTTGCGAAGTGCCTCGCGGAGGCGCGGCTCAAGGGACGCATTGGCAAGGTCGAGGCCGACCCGCTCTTGCCGATCCGTTTGTACTGGGACCTCGGCGGCTCCGGTCAGATGGCCGACGCAATGGCGATCTGGGCCGTGCAGTTTGTTGGCCGCCAGATCCTCGTGTTGCACTACCTCGAGGGCCAGGGCCAGGTTCTCGCTTACTACGTCAACGAGCTGCGCCGCCTCGGCTACGGCCAGGCGATCTGCCGGCTGCCGCATGACGGCGTCAACGAGAACAGCGTCACCGGCAAGCGCTACTTCGATCACCTGAAAGACGCCGGCTTCGACGTGCCGCCGCCGATCCCGAACCAGGGGCGCGGCGCCGCGAAGATGCGCATCGAGGCCGCGCGGCGTGTCTTTCCGCAGTGTTCGTTCAACGAAGCAACGTGCGAGCCAGGCCTCGACGCGCTCGGCTACTACCACGAGCGCAAGGACGAGGACCGCAACGTCGGCCTCGGCCCCGAGCACGATTGGTCGAGCCACGGGTCCGACGCGTTCGGCCTGATGGCGGTCGACTACGAGGCGCCTGTCGACAAGGCCCCACGCAAGCGGCCGCGACCACGCGGCGGATGGCAGAGCAGCTGATGTACACATACAGCGCGCGCCTGGTGCGCGTGATCGATGGCGACACTGTCGTGCTCGACATCGACCTCGGTTTCTATCAATGGCGGCTCGCCCGCAGCTACCGGCTGGCGCGGATCAATGCGCCCGAACTCAACACGGCCGAGGGCCAGGCTGCGCGCGAGGCGCTCGCCACGCATATCGCGCTGACCACGCACTTCGTGGTGAGCACGCAGAAGGCCGACAGCTTCGACCGCTGGGTCGTCGAGCTGCTCGCCGACGGCGAGAACGTCTCCGACTGGCTGGTCGCGAACGGCCACGCCCAGCTGCACACCTATCGATGAAGACATTTGGTGTTGACGCGCCGACGTACGCGATGCGCGGCCCGTTCCTGAAGACGGCTGTGCTGGCACTGCGCAAGGAGATCGCGCGCCACGGGCTCACATTGAAGCACGCGCGCCGGCGGCGCCGCATGTTCGAGATGGACGGCGAGGAGATCGAGATCACCTCGATCGAAGTGCTGGCCGTTGGCTGAGCAAAAAGCGCCCCGAGAGTGACAGCTCCCGGGGCGCAGTCTCATCGAAGCGTCTGAAGGCGACCACTACATGCTGACCGAGCTACAAAAGCAAGAGATCGTGTGGCTGCTCACCAACGAAATGTGCCTGCGCAGCGGCGCGAATGAGGCCGACGTGGCGAGGGCCTACAACGTCACTGAAGACGAGGTGCGCGCGCTCGTACGGGCGGCTCGCCCTCTTTCGCAACCTTCATGAGCGCGCCGGCGATCCGGCCGGCGGTCAGGAACCGGTAGTCGTCCTCGAGCATGCCGACGGGCAGCGCGTCGAGAATTTCCCAGGCCTTGTCGGTCGCCCAGTGCGTGCCAGGCGTGTGTCGAGACGGGTACGGGTGCTTTGGCTTGTTGGTCATGTGGCCCTTCCTTGGAGAACCGCGCGCAGCTGCGTCAACGCAGCCCATGGCGCGGCGTACTTGATCGGCCATTCTTTGGTCTGGAGATTGCGGTCGACCTCGTCGAGAACGGCTTGCGCCGCGAATACGAGCGCGACCGCGTCCACCATCTTGCGCTCGGGACAGCACGCGAGCGCGTCTGGGAAGAACTTGCGCAGCTGCTCAATCGAGAGCGTGCAGCCGCAGCCTGTACAGATTTCGGTCATCACCACTCAATCGTGATCTTCACGCTCCGACCTTCCATGCCGCGCAGCTCGGGGTGCTGCTTGGTTTCGTCCCAGCTGTGCACGCGCACGAACAGGCGCTCGTGGTCGCGACCTTCGGTCTCGCCGAACTCGATGATCCGCGCCTGGCCGCCGTCCTCGCTCCAGGACGTGGTCGGACCCATTAGCACGATCCTGCGCAGCAGGTGCTCCGGCGGCTTCGCCGGCGTCGTTTCCGTCATGTGTGCCTCCTAGTTGTCACTCGGTCGGTTTGATCTCGCGCACGTCGGTGCGCGTCGCGAATTCGACCAGCACGATCTTTCTGCCGGTCAACTTAGCCAAGGTCTCGGCGAGCGGCGTGAGCGAGGCCAGGCGCGCCTCATCGGCCGCGATCAGCGGCACGCTCGCAAAGCCTGGGATCGGCGCGGCGATCACACCCTCGTTGCCATCGTCGTCGACGGACAAGAAGGCCCAGATCTTGTTGATCCGGGGCATTGTGTTCGGCGGGATGACAATGACGTCGACCATGCGGCTCCTCCTACTGTTTGGTCGGCCAGGCGCCGCCGTGCTCGTGCAATATCTTCGCCTGACAGAGCGGGATCAGGTGTTTGATCATGCCGAGGTGCACCGCCATGACCTGGTCGCGGATCGCCGGGTGATGGCCAGCCAGCCAGAGCGCGGTCAGCTCACCGAGCGTCGCGCCCTGCACCTCGGGCGGCAGGCCGTGCAGCACCGCGCCGATCAACTCGACGAGCGCGTCGGACGCCTTCGCGGCGATGCGCGCGCGCTTCGCGAACGCCCGCCGGAATTTGATGTGCTCGGGCACCGGCTTCCGCTTCTTCTTCATTCGCTGCGCTCCTCTGTGATGTGCTGCTGCCCAAGTGCCTTGCGCACCTTGCGCACCGCGGCCTTGTGGCCGACCTCGGCGTCGTCCCACGACGAGTAGCGCCACATCTCGCCCTCGAGCGGGCCGCCGAAGATCAGGGTCTCGAACACCAGCGGCGGGCCGTCGCCGAAGTGGCGGTGGTCGAGCCCGAGGAACACGGTGCTGACGTAGACCTGGCTGGTGATTTGCGTCCACCCGACGACGCGGTTCGCGTCCTCGAACCAATGCGCCCATTGCCACCACGCGTCGTCGCCCTCGAGCGGCACGAGGTGGTTGTCGGCATCAAGCCTGTAGAAGCGGGGCCACGGCCGCATCGGCATCGCTCTCTCCATGTCCCCAAACCGGGGATTATACGCGGACTCGAAGCAAATGGCCAAACTAAAAGCGAAGGCGCGCAAGGCGCTGCCGGCGAGCGACTTCGGCGAGCCCGGCGATCGCAAGTATCCGATGCCCGACCGCTCGCACGCGGCCAATGCCAAGGCGCGCGCCAAGCAGCAGCTCAAGAAGGGCAAGCTCACGCGCGGGCAGTACGACCACATCGTCCGCAAGGCGAACCGCAAGCTGCAGGACGACGACCTCGACGACTACATGTCGCGCACCTACGGCGAGCGCGACTGATGCCCTATAAGAGCCAGGCGCAGCGCGCCTACTTCAACGCCAACCGCGCCAAGCTCGAGGCGCAAGGCGTCGACGTCGACGAGTGGAACGCGGCCTCCGACGACACGAAGCTGCCAGAGCGCGTGGCGCAGAAAGGCAAGAAGAAGCGCGCCTGGTCGTCGCTCGCGGACCTCGGCCGTGGCTGAGTGGCCCTCGCTGGCGCAGCTCGCCGCGAAGCGGCCGACGCCCGAAGAGATACTCGCGCGCAACAAGCCGTACGTGCGAGAGGGCGAGCACACCTACAACACGCCGCTGACGCCGCGCAGCGAGCAGGCGTTTCGCTCCTGGCTCAAGCAGAACGATGTGCCGTTCGACGCCGACGCGCCGGTCAGCGACTACGACATGCGCGGCTTCTTCAAGGCGTGGGCGGCACGCGACCCACGTGCAACGAGCGCGCTCGATCCGAACGATCAGCGCATGCACTACCCCGATTACTGGAAGACGCCTTACCACGAGACGTTCTCGAACGAGAGCCAGTGGGCGACACCGGTCGCGCCGCAATGGAATTCGCTCGACCAGCTCGTGACGCCAGGCGGACGGATCATTTTCGATGACCGAGCGCAGCGTTGACTGGTCGAGCGTCGCCGATCTCGGCGCGCTCCCAACCGACACCGGGCCGACGCTCGGATCGCTCGGTGCCTTTGACGACGCGGTGAGATACCCGCCACAGGCGAGCGACTTCCCGCCGCCACCGAAGTCGCGGATGGACCGGGCGTTCGACACCAGCGTCGAGAACCTGAAGCAGCTCGGCAAGGACATCTTTTTCGCGCCCGTGCGCTGGGCGAACGCGCCGCCGTGGGAGCAGGCCATGGGCCTGATCGGCGGCATCGGCAGCAAGGTGGCGCCGGTCAAGCCGGTGATCAGCTTCAAGACGCGGGGCGCGGCAGAGGCCTCGCCAGGTGCCGCTGCAGCGCGCGAGGCGCCGCACCCGGAGCCAGTCCCCGGCGCGTACAACGCACGCATCAAGCAGGTCAGCGAGGCTGGCGAGGGGCCGTTCAAAGAGGGCGGCTACACGTTCGACCTCGAGGGACCAGGCCTCGCGATCTCGAGCGACGTCTACCCGACCCGGGAGGCCGCGCACGCCGCTGCGGCCGAGCGCATCGCCGACATTCGCCGGCTGCAGGCCAACGCCGGCACGCCAGACGCCGACATGGCACGCTTCGGCGTGTTCAGTGCGCCACCGCAAGCGCCGTATGTGCGTCGACCTGGTGCCGCTCTGTTTGATTATAGCCGTGCCAAGGGCGTGCCGAGCGACGTCGAGCAGCAACCGCTATGGCGCTGGATCAGTCCGAAGGGTCCGAGCGAAACCGGGCAGCGCGTGCTCGACGACAAGGCGGTGTGGAAGAAGATCGACGAGTGGGCCGCTCGAGGCACCAAAGAAGGCGGGCTCGACTGGTACAACGTCCAGCCGTTCAAGGACGCATTCATCGAGGAGCTGGGCCCGAAGGTCGGCGGCGAGCGCTTCAAGCTGTGGGCTGATCTGATGGCCGCCAGCTCGCCGCGCACGAGCGTGCCGCAGAACGCGAAGATCGCGAGCTACTTCTACAACGAGCTGGTCAACGGTCGACCGGTGCCGGTGCGCGTGCCGAAGCCGGGCGGCGGCTTCCAGCTCGATCGACCGATGCCGGAAGGCTACGGCTCGATGGCGCAGATCCTGCACGCCTACAACGTCGACAACCTGGTGCGCGAGGGTGGCTGGTCGCCGGCAATGCTGCGCGCGAACCCGAAGCCGCCGAGCTTCTCGGAGAACATCCAGGGCAACCTGCGGCCCTACACGATCGACGCGCACATGACGCGCGCGACCAAGTACGGCGCTGATCGCCCGACCGATGCCGACTATCCCTTCCTCGAGCAGCGCTTCATCGAGCGCGCCAACAAGATGGGCCTCGAGAGCGGCCAACACCAAGCCTCGGCCTGGCTCGGCGTTCCCGAGACTGTGACCAAGGTGCGGCCCGAGAGCCGCGCGAGCCTGCTCGAGCAGATCGAGCGCGTGATCACCAGCACCGCGGACCAGCTCGGCACGACCAAGCCGAAGGCGATGAAGCAATTCATTCGCGCCAAGACGCCGCTCTACTGATGGCGCGCAAAGGCATGGGCGGGCACCACTCGCCCCGCATGGACAAGGACGAGTGGCTGACGCCGCCCGAGATCATTGACGCGCTCGGCGGTCCGCGCGCGTTCGACCTCGATCCCTGCGCGCCCATCAAGCGGCCGTGGCCGACGGCGAAAGCGCACTACACGATCCGCGGCAACGGGCTGGCGAAGCCGTGGCACGGGCGTGTCTGGTGCAATCCGCCCTACGGCGGCCCGCGCATCATCGGACCGTGGATGCGTCGCATGGCCGACCACGCTGTCGGCACCTGCCTGATCTTCGCGAGAACCGAGACCGATCTGTTTTTTGAGACCGTGTGGGCGCAGGCGACCGCAATCCTGTTCGTCCGCGGGCGGCTCTACTTCCATCACGTCGACGGACGGCGCGCGGCGGCGAACTCTGGAGCCCCATCGGCTCTCGTCGCCTACGGCGCGCATGACGCCAACGTCCTGCAACGCAGCGGCATTGGCGGACAGTTCGTGCGACTCAATCGAGCAAAGCGCAATCAGCGATGAAAAAGCCGAAGCGATCGGTGCGCGGCAAGAACGCCGCCACGGACAAGCGCGCCTACTTCCTCGCGGACCCGGCTGACAAGCCGACCGACGACGTCGAGGCCGACGTCGAGAACGAGAGCCGCGAGCTGGAGGGCACCGACGAGCTGGAGGCCAAGAAGGACAAGAAGCAGGCGCCCGCGCTCTCCGAGGCGAAGCGCGCCGAGCTGGTGAAGCGCTTCCAGGACGAATACGAGGCGGGCTTCAACAAGGACCGCGACAACCAGGACGAGGCCTATCGCGATCTCCGCCTGGTCGGCGACGACAAGACCGAGCACTGGGACGCAGTCGCGCTGCAGGAGCGCACCGACGAGGGCCGGCCAGGTCTCATCGTCAACCAGACGCCGCAGTTCGTGCGCCAGGTCACCGGCGACATCAGGCAGCTCAAGCCCGCGATCCGCGTCACGCCGGTCGACGACGCCGCCTCGAAAGAGGTTGCGTCAAAGGTGCTGCCGGGAATGATCCGCTACATCGAGCAGCGCTCGAAAGCGGCAAACATCTACTTCGCGGCCGCTGACATGCAGGCCGCGTGCGGCATCGGCGCCTGGCGCGTCACCCACGAATACGCGACCTCGCGCACGTTCAATCAGGAGATCCGCATCGAGCCGATCCCTGACGCGGTCGCGATCGTCTGGGACCCCGACGCGGTGCTGCCGGATCGCTCCGACGCACAGTATTGCTTCGTGCCGGTCGACATGGCGCGCCGCAAGTTCAAGCGGAAGTACAAGGACGCCTCGCCCGACCCGCTCGCGCCGCAGACGCTGCCGTGTTTCACGTCCTGGTTCAGCGACGACCACGTGCGCGTCGCCGAGTGGTTCTACATCGACCCCGAGAAGAAGCGCCTCGCCGTCTATCCCGACGGCAAGATGGACGACGTCACCGACGACCAGGAGGCCGAGGAGCTGGGGCGCGCCGCCGGCGCGCAGATCGAGGAGCGCGACGGGCATTGCGTCTACCGCGCGCTCGTCACCGCGAACGAGATCATCGAGGGCCCGGAGAAGTGGCCGGGGCCGGACATCCCAATCATTCCGCTCCTTGGCGAGGAGGTGCAGATCGGCCGCGCCACCGTGCGCCGTGGCGTGGTCCGCCCGCTCCGCGATGTGCAGCGCGTCTACAACTACGCGATCTCGACCAAGACCGAGCTGATCGCGCTGCAGCCGAAGTCGCCGTGGATCGGCACCGACGCACAGTTCGAGAAATATCAGGACGAGTGGGAGACCGCGAACCAGCGCAATCACCCGTACCTGCGCTACACGCACGTCAACGGCGTGCCGCCGCCCAACCGCGTGGCGCCGGCGACACCGACGCAAAGCCTCGACGGGCTGCTGGTCGAGATGCAGGGCGCGATGAACGCGACCACCGGCATCTACCCGGCCGCGCTCGGTGCGAAGAGCAACGAGACGTCGGGCGTTGCGATCCGCGCGCGCCAGAACGAGGGCGACACCGGCACCTACGTCTACGTGTCGAACTTCGCATCGGCGATCCAGCGCACGGGGCAGGTGATCGTCAATATGATCCCCCAGATTTACGACACGCGGAGAACCATCCAGATCACCGGCGAGGACGGCAAGATCGACCAGCTGCCGATCAACCAGCCGCAGCTCAACGCCGAAGGCTCCGGACCAGGCCTGGCGCTCAATGACGTCACCGTCGGCGCCTACCAGGTCGCGGTCGAGATGGGCCCGAGCTACTCGACCAAGCGCGAGGAGGTCCGCGAGGGCATGACTGAGGCGCTGCGCACGCTCGGCCCCGAAGGCGCGCAGCTCTTCCTCGACTTGTTCTTCAAAGCACAGGATTGGCCCCTCGCCGACAAAATCGCGGAGCGCGCCAAGGAGCTGCTGCCGCCACAGATCCGCATGAAGGAAGCGATGGAAGCGGGCGAGCCGCCACCGCCTCCGCCACCACCACCGCCGCCGACGCCAGAGCAGCAGAAGCAGATGGAGCTGGAGCAGCAGAAGGCGCAGGAGCAGCAGCAGGCCAACATCGAACTCGCGCGCAAGAACGAGATTGAAGACCGCAAGGCACAGCTCGAGACCGCGCGGCTCGACCACGAGCGGATGACGCTGCCGGCGATCGCCGAGCTGCAAGATCAGTTGCGCGCCGAAAAGGCGAAGACCATGGGCCTCGAGGCGCAGCTCCGTCAGCGCGACGCCGCCGACCAGGGTAATGCGCTCGAGGTGCAGCAGAGCAATGCTGAACTCGCTCGCAAGAACGACCTCGAGGACCGCAAAGCGCAGCTCGAGGGCGCCAAGCTTGATCACGAACGTTCGACGTTGCCGATGATTGCCGAGCTGCAGGACCAGCTGCGTGCCGAGAAAGCGAAGAACCTCGGGCTCACCGCTCGGCTCGAGCAGGGGTCGGCGGCGAGCGAGGACTCGGCGCGCGAGGCGACACAGAGAAACATCGAGCTGGCGCGCCAGAACGAGATCGACGACCGAAAGACCCAACTCGAGAGTGCAAAGCTCGATCACGAGCGCACGATGCTGCCCGCGCTGGCGGACCTCCAGAACCAGCTGCGCGACCTGCAGGACCAGCTGCGCACGGCCCAGGCTCACAAGGAGCGGCTCGAGCACGAGAAGGGTCTCGACGACGTGACGCACCGCGTCGACCTGCACGAGCTGAAGGCGAAATTCCTGCAGCTGCAGGAGGCGGTCAACGCGCACAAGCAGGAGACCGACGACCAGGTCGCCGAGATGACGCAACAGAACATCGAACAAGCCCGCGCCAACCAGCTCGCCGAAGACAACCACGCGCTCGAGCGCCGCAAGATCGACCTCGAGCACCAGAAGCTCACCAAAGGCGAGCAGGACGACAGCGAGGCCGCCGCGGCCGCGCACGAAGAGCAGGTGCAGTCGAACATCGAGCAGGCCCGCGCCAACGAGCTGGGCGAGAAGCAGCACGGCGTTGCGCTCAAGGAGCTGGACTTCAAGGAGCGCCAGGGCCAGCGCGACGAAGAGCGCAGCAAGCGCGAGCACGAACTCGCCATGAACCCGCCGCCGGCGCCAGAGCCCGCGGCGAAGGAGCCGCAAAGCAAGGCCGACGCAGCGCAGACCGCCGCGATCGCCGACCTCAAGGCAAACGTCAGCGAACTCGTCGAAAACTTCAAAGACCTGGTCGAGATGGTCAGCGCCCTCACCGATCGCGTCGACGCGGTGCAGTCAGCACCGCCGCCGGCAGAACCAACAGAGCAGCCTCCGCCGGGCGGCGCGCAGGAGCCGCAGGTCGGCGAGCTTGACGTTTCGTCAATTCCGCCGGGCGAGCTGCCACCGGCCGAACCCGAAAACCCGGCGATGAGGCAGCCGCCGAAGCAGCCCTCCTGAAGGAGACCACCATGACGCAACGCCAAAACAGTGACGGCAACCCCGACGGCAACGTCTACGGCCAGACCCCCACCGACAAGATTGCCTTCTATGGCAACACGCCAATCGCGCAGCGATCCGGTGCCGCGCAAGCAGCGGTCGCCGGCACCGCCGGCGCGACCTACACCGCGACCGAGCAGGGCATCATCAACAACCTGGTCACGCTCGCGAACGAGCTGCGCGCAGCGAAGGTCGCGCTCGGCCTGATCAAGGGCTCGGCCTAAACCCGAGCCTGCCTGACTTGACGAAAGGTCAACCCATGAAGCGATTTCTCTTTGCACTGTTCGCGCTCGCCCTCGCAACACTGCCGGCCCGCGCCGGCGGCGACGTCGGCTATCCGCCCGACACGTTCGCGATCGCCAGCGCCTCGGGCAACGTCGCGAATGGCGCGGCAATAGCCACGCTGATCGCGCCAGCCGGGCACAGGGCCTATATCTGCGGGCTCAGCGTGATGGGCGCCGGCGCGACCGCTGCCATTACGGTGCTGGCGACGGTGACCGGGACCATGGGCGGCGGTCTCTCGTACAACTACAGCGTCGACACGGCGGTCGGCGTTGTACGGCCGCCGCTACAGCTTTACTTCAACCCGTGCCTTCCGGCAGCCACCGCCGGCACGAACATCGTCGTCACACTACCCGCGCTCGGCGCCGGCAACACCAACGCCAGCGCGACCGCCTGGGGCTTCGTTCAGTAACCTCACACCCTGCTGAGAACGAAGAAGGCCAGCCCGGCCAGGCCGAACGAGATGAGCGCCGCGCCGGCGGCGCGATCTCCCAGGCGCCAGGCCTCGCAGACCGAGATCACGATCAGCACCTTGAACACCGCAGCCACGGACATTGCGGCGAGCAAAGCAAACGACGCACTCGTCGAACCCATGCGACACCTCGCTCGTAGTCGTAGCCGACGATGATCATGGTCGTCCAGCGCGCACGCCTGAGGGCCAAACCCCGAGGCGCAGCGGCGCGCCACCGCCGAACAGCTTGAGCGCCTTCTCGATCGACGCGTCGAGCGATGTTTCAAAATCGGGCCCGGCGCGCATCGCGGCCACGGTCCAATCGAAGCAGTGCTGGTGAAAGCCGGGCCTGAGCGCCCGCTCCGTGCAGTACTCGACCTGGGTGCGCCACGCCTCTCTAATGCGCGCGACGAGATGCGGCGGGATCACCCGAAAGACTCGTTGCAGGTGCAGCTCGTGCTTGGCGAAGTCGGCGCGAATGATGAACTGATCGGTGCGTATGTCGTAAGCGGCGATCCAGCGCTCGTGACACCGCGGCAGCCACAGGCCTGGCCGAATGCCCGCGCTGGTGACGATCGCCGGTGCCGCGCATGCGCTGACCAGGCCGGTGAGGAACGCGCGGCGTGTCGGGACGATGATCATCGCAGGTTCCTCTCGATCGCGTCCGCCATGACGCGCAAGTGCTGCACCAGCTCGTACGGGTTCACAGTACGCGTCACGCCGACGGCGTTGCGCGGCAGGATCAGCGGCGACGGCGCGTTCGCGCAGTGCAGCTCGCAGCCGACGATCCACTCGCGACGATCGCTCGAGCCGACATCAATGCGCAGCACCTCGGTGCCGTGCAGGATGACGGACGCGCCCGGCGCCTGCTCGAGCATTGGAATGACACGAACGCCGACGAGGATCATGCGGCCCTCCGCTTGCCTGAGCAGCCGGGGCACAGAAATCTCCGGGCGCCATCATCGCGGCGCTCGAGCCATCCAGCCCGCATGGCCATTGCGTAGGCGTCGACGAAGTTGGTGACGTACGCGAAGTGGCCGCTGCAGCCTGGCGCATCGCAGCGGAACGCGACGCAGGTCGGGCGCGGGATCGGGGCAGTCTCGTCGCAGCTGATGCAAATGCCCATCATAGGTCCCTCCGCCTGCTTGCAGTGATCGCTCGATCGACGTCCGCCGGCGTGATCCAGAAGATTGCGTCGGGCCAGGCAATGCGGTTCTCCGAGGCGATGCGGCTCGATGGCGCCACGAACGGGCGCAGCTCGTCGAGGAAGTGCTTGCGCTGCGAGAACATCAGGCCCCGGGCGCGGTAGACGCGCTGCACGCGCCAGAGGCACCACAGCCATTTTGCGACGCTGCACCTCATGCGGCCTCCTGTTCGTCTTCCTCGAGGCTTTGCACGATCGGCCGCATGCGATCCTTGAAGCGCGGCAACGCGCCGGTGTCTTCCTCGATCAGCTCGCGCAGCTCGCGGGCCGCCCTGAGCATCCGCCGGCGAAGTTTCTTGGCGCGGCCGGCCTTCACGCGGCCTCCCGTAGGCTGATGATCTGACAGTGCGGCACGATCAGCTTACGCTGCGCGCGCTCCTCGCGCACCTGCTCGCGGAAGCGCTCGAGCCGCGCGCCCGACTGCATGTCGACGATGCGCTGGAGCAACTCGGGCACCGTTTCCTCGGGCACGACCAGCTCGGCCGGCGCTCGAGCCGGCGCAAAGTGCACAAAGTCGGGAAGCCGCAGCTCGCCGAGCACCGGCCATAGTTGCGGCTCCGCGTCGATCGCCTTCCATGGCACGGCGGGCTCGATCGTCCGGACCCACAGCTTATGCCCGAGCGTGATCGGGAGGACCGGCAGGTCCTTGCGGTCGCAGCTCATCGAGCGCCGGTAGTCCCAGTGGCGCTCGAACCGGGTGATCCCCTCGACCTCGTGCCGCGGGTGTCGGATCGCGATCTGCATGCTCTCATCGGCGAAGTTCTGGTGTGCCGAGAGCTGCCAGCCGGCAGTCTGCAGACGCAGCGTATCGGTCGACCAGCCGGCCCAGTGCAGCTCGATCGGGCGGCTGCGCATAAAGACGTCGAAGGGCATGCCAGGCGGAGGCAGGGCCATCACTCGCTGCCGATGTCTCGCAAGATCGCGGCATGCTCGGCGCGCAAGTTCGCGAGGGTCTTCTCGGCCAGCGCGATCGCGCGGAATGACGCCTTGAGGCGCGCCCTGGCCGCGTCTCGGTGCTCCTCGGCAACCTCTTTGCGTGCCTCGGTCTCGAGCGCTTTCACGTTGAAGTCAAAGATGCCCATGGCTGCGGCTCCCTCCGGGTTGAGCGCGCCGATCTAACACAGTTTGCCCCCAACCGCGATGTGCACCGCGGGCCGGCCGTGCCGGTGGGGGCCGCGTGCTTCGCGCAGGCCGCCGCATGACGTGGCAGCCGCGACGATGACCAGGCCGCCTGCTGGCGGCTTTTTTGTGAGTGCAACATGACCACTGAGAGTAAGGACACGTCCGCGCCAGCCGCTCAAGCGAGTGAGCAAGCCGTCACGCCTCCCGATCCCAGGCCGAACGTCGATCTCTCCGACCTCCAAGCTGAAATGGACGCCACCGCGGCCAAGGCGGCCGAGGACGAGATTTTCGACGACATCAACAAAGCAGGGACGAAGAAGGAAGGCGACGACGAGTCCGACGAGGACGAAGGCGACGCCGACACTGAGGACGCCGACCCGGCCGACGAGGACGAGGAAGGCAAAGACGACGAAGAAGCGGACGGCGAGGACGCCGAGGACGACGAAGAGCCTCGGAAGAAGAAGCCCCGCCACCAACGGTACCGCGATCAAATCGCACGCCTCGAGCAAGAGAACGCGCAACTGCGCAGCCGCGCTGGCGGTAGCCTGTCACAAGCGCAAATTGACGAGCACGTGGTGAACGTGATCGGGCCCGAGCCGCAGGAAAGCGACTTCGACAACTATCTCGACTACGACCGTGAACGCACGGCGTGGATCTTGGACAAGCGGCAGGTGACGCGCGAGATGATGCGCGGAGTCAAGGCCGCGCAAGACGAGCGCGCATCACGCATGCGCGACAACGTCGAGGCTCACCAAGACAGGGTCGAGCAGTTTCGAACTCGCAACGGTGAAGAGTCCGCCAAGGACTTCGACGCCGTCATGGGCAAGGCGAAAGACCTGCGCGTCGCGCCGGCGGTCGAGGAGCTGATCCTCGAGTCCGGCAACAGCGCGCACCTGCAGTACTTCTTCGCGCGCAATCCTCAACGTCTCGACAAGATCAATCGCATGAGCGAGCGCGACGCCGCTCGTGAGATCGGTCACATCGAGGCGCGTCTGTCCCTGCCGCAACCCAGAACCAAAACCGCGGCACCCAAGCCGACGCGGGCACCCAAAGGTGGTGTTGCGCCGGCATCGCAGGAAGCTGACCTCAACAGCTGGCTGAACCGTAAGTACGGCAGCCGCTGAGTCTCAAACAAACAGCACGAAGCGACTGGTGCCGCCTAGCCAGCAAGGCAGACGGCAATGGCCAATACCATTCTAAATCCGAGTATCATCGCCAAAGCGGCGGTGCGGATTCTCGACAACGAACTCGTCATGGCGAACCGGGTCTACCGGTCCTACGAGGACGAGTTTGGCAAGAAGCAGAACGGTTACGACATCGGCGACACGATCACCATTCGCAAGCCGAACCAGTTCACCGTTCGTAACGTCATCACCGCTTCGGTGCAGGACGTCACGGAAGGCAAGTTGACGATGACCGCGAACCAGGTTCGCGGCGTCGACTTCTCCTTCACCTCGCAGCAGCTGACCCTCAACATCTCCGAGCTTGCGGATCGCGTGATCCGCCCGGCGATGGTGCAGCTCGCGAACGCGGTCGACGCGGCCATCATGTCCGAGTTCTTCCGCGTGCCGACCTGGGTCGGTCAGCCGGCAACCGGCGCCGACGCCACGGTCGACAGCTTCGCGAAGTTCGCCCGCGCGGCCGAGCGTCTCGATCAGTACGCCTGCCCGCAGGACGACCGCACCGCGGTGCTCAGCCCTGAGTCCAACTGGGCGCTCGCCGGCTCGCAGACCGCACTGTTCTTGCAGTCGGTCGGTCAGCCTGCGTACCGCACCGGTGAGATCGGCTCGATCGGCGGCATCAAGACCTACATGTCGCAGAACGTCCCGACGTTCACGACCGGTACCGGTGCCGACGCTGCCGCGCTCGTCAACGGCGCCGCGCAGAACGTCACCTACGCCACGGTGCTCAACACCGAGTCCGTGCCCGGCACGCAGAACCTGATCACTGACGGCTGGGGTGCGTCGGTCACGATCCCGAAGGGGACCGTGTTCACGCTCGCCGGCGTTTTTGCCGTGAACCCGATCACCAAAGCGGTCCTGCCGTTCCTGCAGCACTTCTCGGTGCTGGCGGACGTCACGGCCGACGGTACCGGCAACGCCACGCTGTCGATCACGCCGGCGATCATCACCACTGGCGCATTCCAGTCGGTGTCTGCTGCGCCGGCCGACAACGCCGCGCTCACCGTCGCTGGCTCGGCCTCGAGCCCGTACCGGCAGAACCTCGTCTTCCACCGCAACGCGTTTGCGCTCGCGATGGTGCCGATGGTCAAGCCGGCTGGTGCGGTCGATGTGGCTCGTGAGAGCTACAAGGGTATCAGCGTTCGCCTGATCCCCTACTACGATGGAACGAACGACGTCAGCGCATGGCGTTGCGACGTTCTCTTCGCAGTGAAGACTGTCGATCCTCGCCTGGCGGTCCGCCTCACCGGCGGCGCCTCGAGCATCTAACCACTGGCGGCGGGGCGGGCGTGTGCCCGTCCCGCCGCTCGCTCGTTATTTCTCCCGCTTCGGCGGCTCCTGGTTGCCGCTCCCTCGCTCGCCCGTTCTCTCGCTCGTCTGCGGCACAGGCGGCTGCTCGTGCGGCGCGTTCGGGTGTTTCCCGGGAGGCGGCTCATCAGTGAAGCCGGCTGGCAGCCTGCCGCCAGGCAGCTTGTCCAGCTCGAACTTCTTCGCGTTCCCCTGTTTGTCGTAGCCGATGATGGTCCGGTCCTCGGGCCGCGGTTTCTCAACTGCCATCACTCTCTCCTCTTATTGGCGCGCTCGCGCCGGAGCCCCCTTATGCCAACCACGTGGACGCGGCGCCAGCTGATCGACAGGGCGCTCGACAAGCTCGGCGTGCTCGTTCCCGGGCAGTCCGTCAGCGACGAGATGGTCGCCAAGGTCGACGTTGTCCTTGATCCGCGCATGGCCGAGCTGCGCACGCTCGAGATCATCGACGTGACGGCGCCGACGGTGCTCGGCACCGCGAGCCCGCCGAACGGCGGCGAGTTTCCCCAGGAGTTCTGCCTCGCGCTCGCTGACTGCCTGGCATGGGCGGCGGCCGCCGGCTTCAATCTTGCCGGCGACCCATCACTGAAAGTGCTCAACGATCAGGGCGAGGACACGCTGCGCCGTCTCGTACGGCCGGCGCGTACGCGCCGCATGCTGCGGGTCGACAAGGCGGTGCGCTCCACGCAGCCGGCTTCCGGCAGCTTCGTGCGGGGCACCTGATGCCGTTGCGCGACAAGGCGGCGATCCCGTTCCCGCTCTCGACCAATCCGGGCCTGCGCGCGCAGGAATCGGGCGGGCGACTGATCAACTGCTACGTCGATCAGCTGAGCAAGACGGCGCCGGGCAAAGTGATCTTTCGGCGCGCGCCAGGCCTGGCCTCGTTCGGCACCAGCTCGAGGAGCGGCTTTCGCGGCTCGATCGAGATCAACGGCGTGCTGTACGGCGCCTTCAACGGCCAGCTCGAGAAATGGACCAGCGCCGGCGGCGCCTCAACGAACGTCGGCGCGTTGAACGGATCGAAGAAGGGATTTTTTGCGCGCAACAACGCGGCGACGCCCGACAAGGTCTTTGTCGACCCCGACGGCAACATCGCGACGTTCACGCCGACGTCGGTGACGAACAGCTACCCCGACGCGGACTTGCCGGCGGTGAACTCGGTCTGCTCGATCGACGGCTATCTCGTGTTCACAACGGGCAACGGACGCGCGTACGCCACAGATCTCAACACCACGGCGGTCAACGCGCTGTCGTTCGGCGCGGCCGAGGGCAAGCCCGACGCGCTGACGCGCGGCGTGCCGTGGTCGGGCATGCTGTTGCTGATGGGCCCGGTGTCGACCGAGGTGTGGACGAACCAGGCGCTGACGCCGTTTCCGTTCGCGCGCTCGGTCGTGATCCCGCGCGGCATCGCGGGGCCATACTGCGTCGCCGGCTGGGAAGACGGCTTCGGCAGAGGCCTGATGTGGGTCGGCGACGACAACCGCGTGAACCAGCTCGTCGGCTATGAGGCGCAGCCGGTGTCACCACCCGACCTCGACGCGCTCATCGAGGCGGTCACCGACAAGACTTTGCTCCACACCGGCGTCTACATGTCGCGTGGCCATGGCTTCTGGTACGTCACCGGCCCGACATTCACCTGGGTCTACGACACGGGCACTAAGCAGTGGCACGAGCGCACGAGCTACAACGCGGCGTTCTCGCGCATCATCGGCGGAGTGTTTGCGTTCTCCAAGTGGCTCGTCGGCGACAACAACTCGGGCAACATGCTCCAGGTGACCGCGACGACGAACCAGGAGAACGGCAACCCGTTCAAGGCGCGGCTCGAGTCGGGCCCTGTGATCGAGTTCCCCGCCGGTCAAAAGGTCGGCCGCGCCGACTTTTGGTTCGACACCGGCGTCGGCATGGCGAGCGGCATCGACCCGATCCAGACGACGCCGAAGGTCGAAATCTCGTGGAGCGATGACGGCGGGCAAACCTGGTTCTCGCCATTCGTGCGCGACCTCGGCCGGCAGGGCGAGCAAAGCGAACTCGTGTCGCTCGTCTCGTGCACGGGCCGCGCGACCTGGCAGGGCCGCCGCTGGCGCATCGAACAATCCGATCCGGTGACGTTCGGCTTCATCAGCGGCACGCAATCGGTCAACCCGAAAGTGTCGGATAGCTGATGGTCTCACCTCTTCCGCTTGCGCCGCCGCAAGTGCCGCTGATGACCGAGAGCGGCAAGCCAACTCAAACGGGCTACGAGTTTCTCGATCGCCTGCAGTCGGTGGCCAAGCAGCTGCAGGCCGTCACGAACATCTTTGACAATTTGAGCTCCGGCGCGGTCGACACGCTGCTGCAGAGCCTGCTCGGTGACGACTACGAGGCCATCGGCAAGTTCACCGGCATCAATACGCAGACCGGCAGCTACACGCTCGTGCTCACCGACAAGGGCAAGACCGTCGAAATGAACGTCGGCAGCGCCAACAATCTGACCGTGCCGCCGAACTCGAGCGTTGCGTTCCCGGTCAACACCTATGTCAACGTCGTGCAAGTCGGTGCCGGGCAGACGACGCTCGTCGCCGGCAGCGGCGTGACGCTTCGCGCCTACAACGCAGGCCTCAAGCTCTCCGGGCAATGGGCGGTGGGGACGATTTACAAGCGCGCCACCGACGAGTGGGTGTGCGGCGGCAATCTCACGCCGTGACGCCATGTTTCATCCCGGCTTTCGCGGGCGCGCGCCGCTGACTCTGTCGCTGTTCGGTACGGCCGTCGCATCCGGTACGCCTGGCAGTCTGACGCTTCCTGCGAGCATCATCGCCGGCGACCTCATCGTGATGGTCAATTCGGGCCGCAACAACGTCGGCGCGGCGGGTGACGGCACCCCGACAGGCTTCACGGACATTTTCAACGTCGTGACGCTCAACAATTGCCGCGTGAAGGGCTGGTACAAAATCGCCGCCGGCACCGAGGGCGGCACGAACCCGGGAGGGCTCAACGGCGGCGTCGAGAACGACCGCATGGCCTGGGTGTTTCGCGGCAGTCGCGCGATCCAGTCGGTCAGCATTCAATCGCTGAACACGGAGCAGACGGACAACGCGCCGAGCGGCCAGACGATCACGTCGAGCGGCGGCGCGCCACCGCTGGTATCGATCGCGAGCTACCGCTCGAGTGCTGCGGTGACAACGCGCGGGTTCTCGCCTGCGGCCGATAGCGAGATCACCCCGTCGGGCAATCGGCTCTACGGCAAGCACAAAATCTACAACGGCGCGCCGGCGAACATCAGCGTCACGCAAAGCGACGACGGCATCAGCAACACGCTCTGTTCGTTCTACGCGCAATGCCTCGGATGACCTCCACATGAACGACGACAACTGGAACAGCGTGCCGCTCGCCGCGCTCGGCAGCGGCATGTACCGCGCGCCTGACGAAGTGCCCGCGCTCACCACCGGGCTCGAGGACTACGAGCAGCGCGACCCGAACGAGCTGGCGATGCGCCGCATGCGCAACTCGGTGCGCCCGATCGCTGGCCGCGCCGATATCACGCCCGAGCACGTGGCGAAGGCGCTGGTCTATGGCGGCGGCATGCTGGTTGCGCCCGAGCTGGCCGCGGGGCGCCTGGCCGCCGCCGGCATCGCCAATGCACCGCGCGCCATGACCGCGCTCGGCGCGCTCGGCACGTACCTCTACGGCACCGAACAGCCCAACGCCGAGGAGAAGAAGACACCGGCACAGATCAAGGCCGAGCAGCGCGTCCTGCAGCAGCAGGGCTTCTACCCGAAGGACAAGCCGATCGATGGTGTCGAGGGCGAGGCGACGATCGCGGCGCGCACACTCGCCCAGCAGGCGGCGGAGAAAGCGCAGCAGGAGCGGGACAGGGCCTCGGCCGACGCCGCGCGCGCCGGCGCGGACACCGCTCGAGCGAATGCCGACGCTGCGACCGCCGCTGCCAACTCGCAACGGGAGGCGAACGAGGCGACGCGCCTGGCGCAGCAGGCCGAAGGCAACGAGCGGCTCAAGGAGGTCGAGAACAAGGTCCCGATGTGGCGCAAGACAATGCGCGAGTACGGACCGCCGCTCGGCTACCTCGTCGGCGCCGCCGCCGGCGCGAAGATGCGCAACGTGGCACGCAGCGGCTCGAACAGTTGGGCCGCGAACCGCAACGCCAAGGCCGAGGCATTGTTCGACGACGTGGCCGAGGGCACCAGCAAAGCCGCGCTGTCCGACCGCGTGTCCAAAGTCAATCAGTTCTATCGCTCGGGCGGCGCCGGCGAGCGCGTGCCGTTCAACCTCACGCCCGGCAGCGCGCCGGGCTTCGCCGTCAACCCGGGCGTCGCGCCGATGTCGAGCCTATACGGCGCGCCGACCCGCTGGAACGTGCTCACCGACCTCGCCGCGAACGGATTGTTCGGTGCCGAGATGACGTACGCGCACCACATGGGCGCGCAGGCCGGGGACGAACTCAAGGCGGCGCGTGAGGCCATCAACCAGAACCCGAACGAGGCGAACATCCGGCGTCTGCAGGCCGCAACGGACAACGCGGCTTGGTACGAGTTTCTCACCAACTTCGGTCGCGGAGGCGCGATCACCTACACCGGCAAGACCGCGTTCCAGCATCGCGACCAGCCACAGCCGAACATGGCGCGCGCCGAACGCGAGCGCATGGACCTCGAGGAGTTCCTGCGCAGGCCGCCACCGAAGCCGCGCGCGCCGAAGATCGAGAGCGTGCCGGAAAACACGCCGACCAGCACCACACGCATCACGCCGCGCAGCCGCTCGAACGGCGCCGGCGAGTCACTGTCCGACATTCTCTCGCCGACGCGCCCCTACATCCCGCGCGCGTCGCTCCCGCCTGACCTCTGAGGACTGCCACCATGGGAATTTTTGACGCCTTCACTGGCAAGCCGGCGAAGGAAGCCGCCGCCAAAAACAAAGCCGAATACGAGAAGTACGGCACCGAGTCGATGGGAGACCTCGACCGCGGCTTCACCGGCGCCATGCCCGAGCTGGACAACGCGGTCAACGCCTACACCCCGCTCGCGAACCTCGGCGCGAAGTACGGCCGCGGCACCGACGCCTACATGGATGCGACCGGCGTCAATGGGCCCGAGGGCAATGCGCGCGCCGTCGCAAACTTCCAGGCCTCGCCCGGCTATGCCGCTATGCGCGACGAGGCGATCGAGCAGACGATGCGCAACTACAACCGCATGGGCGGCGGCGGCAACGAGATCCAAGCCGTCACTGACCGCGCCAGCGATCTCGCCAACCGGCAGTGGGACGCCTACCTCACGCGGCTCGGCGGGTTCATCAACCCTGAACTCTCCGCGACGTCGGGCGCAGCCAGTGGCAAGGCCGCAGGCTACGGCGCGAAGGCCGGGCTCTGGCAAAGCGATGCGTCGAACCGCATCGGCGTGCGCGGCAACGTCGCGTCCGGCATTGCCAACAGCAACACCGCCGCCGCGAACGCGCAGATGTCGGCGAGCAGCAATTTCTGGAACGGCTTGATGAACCTCGGCGGCAACGTCGCCAAGGGCTACTTCGGCGGCCCGGCCGCAAAGGCGGCGTAACATGTGGGAGGCGACACCATTCGCCGGTGGCGCGCAGCTCGGCAAGATCGGCGAGAGCTTCACGAACCCATGGGGCAAATACGGCCAGTGGGGCTATGACGTGCAGACCGGCGATCGCATGCCGAACGGCGGCGGCCCTAATCCGAGTTGGGGCCTCCCCAACGGGGGGAATGGGAGTTCCGACCTGGTCCGGCTCGGTGGACAGGTGAGCGCCCCGAGCGGCACGGCCGTGAACGATTACGCGCAGCCGAGCGTCGCCGGCAATCAGAACGCGCCTGGCGCGTCGAGCGACGCACCGCAGGCGCCTGGCGACAACGCGCCCGCGACAAGCGCGCCTGGCGCGCCGGCGAACGGTGTGCCCGGCGGCAGAGTCACCGGCGGCGCGTTCCATCCTCTGAGAAACTGGTTCGGATCACAGCGCATGCAGCTGTTGCGGCGCGGGCCTGGTGCAGGCGGATTCGGCGCCGGCGGTTTCGGCACACTCTACAGCACACAGCGCCGCTCGTCGCTCGGCGACGGCTATTGGAGCCGCCTGAACAGCATGGGCGGAGGTTGATCACATGGTTAGTCCGCTGCAGCTGCCCGGGCCGCTCGTCGTCCCGCAACTCGACTTCTCGCCGTTGAACACGATCGGCGATGCGTATCTCAGGCACTCCGAGCGCGAGCGCGAGAAGGCGGAATTCGCCAAGGTCGTCGACACGCTCGGCAGCGACGAGGCGCCGACGGCAATGCCGCGCGCGCCGCAGGCACCTGGCATGTTGAACCAGGCGCCGGCGCCGGCCAACGCGCCTGGCGGCTTCGAATTCCTCGACAAGGTCGCGACCGACAACGGGCTCGACCCGCGCGCCTTCCGCCGTTACGCGATGATCGAGTCAGGCTTCAATCCGGCCGCGCGCACCGGCAAATATGTCGGCCTCTTCCAGGTCGACCCCGACGAGTTTGCAAAGAGTGGCGGCAAGAATCCCGAGGACGCGTTCGAGAACGCGACGTTCGCCGCGAAGCGTCTGCGCGCCAACTCCGACGCGTTCAAGCAGCAGTACGGCCGCGACCCGACCGCGACCGAGCTGTACATGTCGCACCAGCAGGGCATGGGCGGGCTCTCCGCTCACATGGCGGCGCCCGGCGTGCCGGCCTGGCAGAACATGCTCGCAACCCGCGAGGCCGCGGACCGTGCAAAGGCGGGCGGACCCGAGGCGGCCGAGAAATGGGCGCGCGCGGCGATCTGGGGCAACGTCCCCGACCAGCTCAAGCAGCGCTTCGGCTCGGTCGACAACGTCACGAGCGGCGACTTTCTCAAGCTGTGGCAGGGCAAGGTCGAAGGCGGCATGCAGCAGCCGCAGCAGTCGAGCGTCGGGCGCGGCCTGCAGCTCAACAATCCCGGCAACATTCCCGACGGCCCGATGGCGAAGGCGCTGCCCGGCTACAAGGGCGGCCAGGACGGCCTCGCGGTGTTCGACTCGCCCGACAATGGGCTCGGCGCGATGGACGCGCTGCTCATCTCGTATGGCCGGCGCGGCTTGAACACGGTGCGCGACATCGTCTCGCGCTGGACGTCTGACCCCAAGCAGGTCGAGAGCTACGCGACCTATGTCGGCAACGGCAACCCCGACGCAAAGGTCGACCTGTCTAACCCCGACCAGCGGCGCGAGATCGTGCAGCGTCTGGCTCGAGCTGAGAACGGCGGCGCGTCGGAGCGCAAGATCACGCCCGAGGCCGCGGCTCGCATCAAGGCGATGTTCAACGTCGGCACGCCAGCGGCGCAGCAAGCCGCCTACGCGCTGCTGTCGAAGTACATCGGCAAGCAGGAGCCGATCAAACTAAGCGAAGGTGATGTCCTCGTCGACCCGAACAACCCGGGCAAGATCATCGGGCGCGCGCCCGGCAAGATGCATGATGTCCGACCTGGCGGCGCGCTGATCCAGGACGGCAAGGTCGTCTACCAGGCGCCGGCGGCGAACGCCGGGGAAAAGATCGACGAGCAGGTGAAGCAGCGCGCCGCGATCGCGAAAGAGCGCGGCCTCGACCCGAATGACGAGCGCGTCAACAAGTGGATCTTGACCGGCCAGCTGGACATCAAGCCCGAGAAGGGCGAGCAGCTCGAGGACGTGGTCGAGGCGCGCGAGCGGATCGCGAAGAAGCTCAACATGGACCCGACGTCGGTCGCGACGCAGGCGTTCATCGCAACGGGCAAGCATCCGGGCGACGAGAAGGTCACCTCGACGGCGCTCAAGATGATCGGTGAAGCCGAGGACGAGAACGTCAACCTCACCGAGATGGTCAGGCAGCTCGAGCACGCGAAGGAGCTGAACCCGCAGATCTACACCGGCTTCGGTGCCGGCGCGCGCACCTGGCTCGGCACCAAGATGACCGACAAGGCGGTGCCCGACTTCATCGCAAGCCCGGAGCAGGCGCAAGCGACGGAGCAATGGCTCGCGATCATGGAGCCCGGCGCGCTCGACACCATGGCGCGCACACTGAAGGGCGCGACGACGGACTTCGAGTTGCGGCGCTTCACGAAGCTGCTCGCCGACCCGACGACAACGGAAAAGACGCGCGGCGAGATCATCGACAAGATGCTGCGCATGGCGCAGGGCAAGCTCTCCGTCAATCAGGCGCGCATGGATGAGCTGCGCGGTGGCACCTACACGAAGGCCGGCGGTGGGCAGTCGGCGCCGCGCGCGCAGCCCAAGCAGCCGCCGAAGTTCGGCACGCCTGAATTCGAGAAGCTGCCATCCGGCGAGCAGTACGTCGCGCCCGACGGCAGCGTTCGGACCAAAAGGTAATCCTCAATGGCTGAGTACGATTGGACGGCGGACGAGGTCGTGAAGCCGCCGCCGGCGGCGTCCGCTGCGCGCGCGCCTATGCAGCTTCCCGAGGTGGATCTGCCGAAATGGCCACCGCTGCCCGAGGCGAACGCCGGTCCTGGCCCCGAGGTGCCCCCGGGGACGGAAGCGGCGCCGCCCGCACCTGCGCCGGGCTATGACTGGCAGGCCGACAAGGTGGCGCCCGAGGGCGAGTACGAGCGCTACAGGCGCACGGGCCGCATCCGCATCACGCCGAACAACGCGCCGCCCGACCCGAACTTGCTGCCGAAGGTGCCGGGCGAGGACTACCAGCCGCAGGGGCCGCGGCAGGCGCCGGTCGGCAAGATGCAGGCCGCGGGCCTCGGCGTGGTCAACGGCCTATCGTTCAATTTCGCGGACGAGCTGGCAGGCGTCAACGCCGCGGGGCTTGCCGGGTCGAAGCCGGCGGCGGTTGAGCCCGAGGCCGGCTTCCTCGACTTCCTGCATGGCCTCTACCGGCTGTGGAGAGAGCGGCAGGCCGCGCCCGGCGAGGAACGCCCGGCAACGCAGGCTTACACCGAGACGACCGACCGCTTCAGAAATCTCACCGAGCAGGCGCGTGCCGAGGAGCCCGTCGCCTACTACGGCGGCAACATCGCCGGCTCGATGGCAGCACCTGGCGCTGCAGCGGCGGCCCCTGTGCGCGCCACCGGCGCGGCCGCCGGCTCGGTCATGCGCGAAGGCCTGCGCCGCCTCGGCACCCGCATGTATCGCGGCGCCGGCGTCGGCGCGGTGCAAGGCGGCGTTAATGGCGTCGGCGAGGGCACCGACTTGACCGACCGCGGAGTGAAGGGCGCGATCGGCACTGTGGTCGGCGGCGGCATCGGCGCGGTGACGCCGATCGCGACCGACGTCGTCGCGATCCCGGCGCGCGCCGGCTGGCGAGCGCTCGGCGACATGGCCCGCCGCTTCCGCAACCCAACCTCAGAAGGCGCGCGTCGCCTGGGCAATGAAGTCGAGGCCGCGCAGGAGCGCGAGGTGACCCGCCGAGCTGCCGGCAATGAACCATCGACGCTCACCCCGCAAGAATTCCTCGAGGCGCAGCAGCGCGGACAACCCGTCGCCGTGATCGACACCGCCGGCCGCGGCGGCAAGCGGCTTGCGAAATCGGTGCGCAACACGCCTGGCGCCGACGAAGGCACCGAGGCGCTCGAGGGGCTCGTCGAGACCCGTTTCCGCTCACAGGCGGAGCGCACCGCGCGCTTCCTCGACACCCTGACCTCGGGCCGCACCGCGACGACATTCGACCGGCTGCTCGAGCGCGCGCGCTCGTCGAACGCGCCGGCGTATCGCCGCGCCTATGAGCAGGCGGCCGCCTTGAACAGCGCGGCCTATCAAGCGCAAAAGGCTGCAGGCCAGAACCGTGTGGGCGCGTTCTGGACGCCCGAGCTGCGTCGACTGTCGAGTTCGCCCGACATCAACGATGCGATGGCGGGCGTCGGCCGCAAGGAAGGCAACCGGTCGATCATCGAGGGCTTCCAGTCGCCGCGCGAAAGCCCGTTCGTGCAGCGCGGTGATTCCCCGAGAATGGGGCTTCGCGAGACGGAGACCGTTCGCGCCATTCCCAGCCTGGAGACGTGGGACTCGGTGCAGCGCGTGTTGCGCGGCAAGATCGGTGAGGCGACCCGCGGCGGCAATCTCGAGCGCGCGCGCGAGCTGACGCTGCTGCGCGAGCGCCTCAATACCGAGCTTGATCGCATCGTGCCGGCGTTCCGTGAGGCGCGCGGGACGGCGTACCGCAACTTCCGCGCCGAAGACGCCTATGAAGCCGGGCTGAACTACGTCACGCAGCTCGCCAACCCGCGGCAATCACAAGAGCTGTCGCGCACGATCGCCAACATGGGGCTGACCGACCGGGCGCTGTTCATGCACGGGTTCGCCACGAGCCTGATCGGTCGCGTGCGCGCAACGCAGAACAATGTCGACGTCGTCAACCGCATCTATGAGTCGCCGGCGGCGCGCGAACGCATTGTCGAGGCGCTCGGCGCGGCGCGCGCGCGCGAGATCGAGGGCTTCCTGCGCGTTGAGGCGGTCATGAACCAGAGCCGCCGCGCCGTGCAGGGCAACTCCTCGACCGTCGAGCAGTGGCTCGCGTCAGGCATGGCCAGCAGCATTGGCTACGGCATCGTCACCGGCAACTGGGACTGGTCAACCGCGGCCGCCGGTGTCGGTGGTGCCGCCGGCCGCCGAGTCGCGCAGCGCGCCGGCGTGCAGATGGCAGACCGGATCGGCGAGATGCTCGCGTCGCAGAACCCCGACATCTACCGTCGGGCGATTGGGATGATCGCGCGCAACGACACGTACCTGAACAACCTGCGGACCGGGATGGCGGAGCTGGGCCGCGGCGCCACGCCGGCAATCGCGCACGAGGCCGCTGATCAACGCAGACCAAGCCAGTGAACGAGCGCTTCGACGTTCGACGTCACGGTTGGTCGCAGCCAGATCGCGAACAGGCCCATTAACGCCCCTCCGCCCAAACACGAGACCACGGTCACCACAAGCTCCTCGTAGCGATCGAAGAAATCCGGCCGGGGCGGTTCGTCGCTCATGGTCTCTCCTCCCAAGTCACAATGAGGCACGTATGCTGAAGCGCATCTTTGCAGCCACCCTCGCGCTCGTCCTGACGGCGGCGCAGGCCTTCGCAGCAGGCTCGCTGAGCCTTTCTCTGTCGCAGCAGTTCGACAGCCAAGGTCGTCCCCTATCTGGGGGCAAACTGTACTTTTTCCAGACCGGCACGTCCACGCCCCAGTCGGCGTATCAGGACACCGCGCTGACGATCGCGCATCCGAACCCGATCACGCTCGACAGCTCGGGCCGAATTCCCGCGTTCTACCTGGCCGACGGCAGCATCAAGATCCGCCTGGCCGACGTCGCCGGCGTGACGATCCTGGCCTACGACGGCTTGCTCGTCATCGGCCCCTCGAGCGGCGGCGGCGGTGGCGCCTCGGTCGACGCGACGACCGTGCTGGCGACTGGCGATGTGAAGCCGAAGTACGGCACCGGCTCGCTCACCGGGTTTGTGCGCTTGAACGGCCGCACCATCGGCTCGGCCACCTCGGGTGCCACCGAGCGCGCGAACGCCGACGTGCAGGCGCTGTTCGAGTATCTGTGGACCGCCGACGCGAACCTCGCCGTGTCGGGCGGCCGCGGCGCGAGCGGCAACGCGGACTGGCTCGCCAACAAGACGATCGCGCTGCCGGACTTCCGTGGCCGCGTGCCGGCCGCGCTCGACGACATGGGCAACAGCGCGGCGGGGCGGCTGACCGTCACCTATTTCGGCGCGAGCGGCATTACGCTCGGCGCCGCCGGCGGCTCGGAGAGCAAGGCGCTCATCACTGGCAACCTGCCGCCCTACACGCCGGCGGGCAGCATCGCGGTGGCGCTCAACGATCCGGGGCACACACACGGTGTGACCTACTCGGTGGGCAATGCGAACGGCTGTTGCGGTCTCACCACCTCCGACCTGGGCTCGACCGGCGCAACCAAAACGTCGAACAGCGGCACGACCGGCATCACGGTGAGTTCGCAGACCTTCACCGGCACGGCGCAGGGCGGCTCGTCGACGCCGGTCGCGGTCATGTCGCCGGCGATCCTCATCACCTACTACATCAAGCTCTGAGTCCCCCAGCATGTACACGGGTGCTTTGCCCGCGGTGTCGAACCGCGAGACGTGGTCGCTGTCCGTCACCGTCAGCGATGACACCGGAGCCGCGCTCAATCTCACCGGCGCGACCATCACCATCGGCGTGCGTGCGCCCGAGGCGCTGGCGCCGTTCATCACCTACACGTCCGGCGACGGCAAGCTCGTGATCACCGATGCGGTCAACGGCGTCTTTGCGCTCAACGCCGACCTGGACCAGGCGACGTTCCCGCCGGGCCAGTACGAGGTCGGCGTGATCATCAGGCTCGCGAGCGGCGTCAAGCGCACGCTGGTCGTCGCGACGCTTCCCGTCATTGATGGTGTGGCAAACTCGTCGTGACCGATCTTCGGCTCAGGCTCCAGCCGGCAGCCCCGCTGCGGCTCACATTTCTGCCGACGACGCCGGCGCTGCAGTGCCGCTTCCTGCCCGGCATTCAAGGCCCGCAAGGCCTGCAGGGCATTCAAGGCATCCAGGGCATTCAAGGCATCCAGGGAATTCAAGGCATCCAGGGCAACACCGGCGCGACGGGCCCGACGACCGCGCTCGAGTGGCTGTTCGATACGGCGACGGCCGACGCCGATCCTGGCTCGGGCAACCTGCGTTTCAACAACGCGACGTTCGGCTCGATCACGCAGCTGTTCTTCGACAACAACGAGAAGAACGGCACCGACGTCTCGACTTGGCTCGATGTGTTCGATGACTCGACGACGACCGCGCTGCGCGGCTTCCTCGTCATCGTCAAGGTGCTCGATCCGACCAAGTTCGCCATTTTTAGTGTGACCGGCGCGGTCGTGAACGGCACCGGCTATCGCAAGGTGCCGGTGTCGCCACTGGTGCAGTCGGGCGCGTTCTCGGCGAGCGACCGCGTGTCGGTCTTGTTCACGCGCACGGGCGACGCGGGCGCCGGCAACGTCAGTGCGCTCGCGAGCTTCGGCAACGACAACCGCATCCTCCGGTCGGACGGCGTCGGCACGAACATCCAAGCGTCGGGCGTCACGCTCGACGACTTGGACAACGTGTCCGGCTTCAACACGGTGCAATTCACCAAGGCGTTTCAGATCAGCAGCACTGACCTGAATACGCTCTCGACGTCCGGCTTCTATGACGGCAACAACTTCACCAATGCGCCGAACGGCTCGACCGACTGGTTCTACATCATCAGTCTCTGCCACTCGAACAACCCTGCCCGTTGGCGGATGCAGATCGCAGTCCAATTCCCGACTGACGGATCGACGCAGGGGCGCATGTGGCTCCGCATCGGCGTCGACACCGGATCGGCGATCGCGTGGGGTCCGTGGCGGCCGATGCATGCCGGCCAGCAGACGCTGACCGACGGGGTGACGATCAACTGGGATACCTCGCTCGGCCGCAGCGCCAAAGTGACACTCGCCGGCAACCGCACCGTTGCAGCGCCGACCAACATCATCGACGGCGAGTATCACGCGCTGCATGTGATCCAGGATGCCACGGGCTCGCGCACACTCACGTGGAACGCGGTGTTCAAATTCCCAGGCGGCGTTGCGCCCGTGCTGTCGACCGCGGCGGGCGCACGTGACGTGTTCACGTTCGTGGCCGAGGGCGGCAACCTCTACGGCACGTGGATGAACGACGTGAAGTAACATGGGGATCATCCGCGAGCACCGCGTCATGACGTTGGGGTCCGTCGAGAACGACGTCGACCTCTCCGTGAAGTTGGGGCTGAACACCAACAAGCGCGGCGCCATCAATGCGCTGTTCCTGAACACGGCGAACAAGGGATCGAGCGGCACCGGCACGCCGGCCACGCGCACCGGCACCAACTGGCGCGGCGGCTCGATGTGCTACTGGAAGAACAGCGCGACGGTCACTGGCGCGGGCGGCACAACGGGCTCGACTGGCTCGACCGGCACGACTGGCTCGACCGGCTCAACAGGCGCGCAAGGCACTGGTGGCGCAGGCGGCCGTGGAAAGACCGCAGGCGGCACGCCAAGCTCGCTTGCCGGATCATCAGGCGGTGCCGGTGGCACAGGTGGTCCTGGCGGCACCGGCGGCCCTGGCGGCACCGGTGGCACAGGTGGCACAGGTGGTCCGTCCTTCAAAGCGGACGCAGTGACCGGGCTGTTGATTTTGGTAGATAACGGCCCCGGCACAATCACTGGCGGCCCCGCAGGCCCCGGCGGCCCTGGCGGCACCGGTGGCCCTGGCGGACCAGGCGGCCCGGGTGGTTCTGGCGGCGGAGGTGGCGGAGGTGGCGGCGGAGGAACCTAAATGCGGTTCACACTTCATTGCTCGGACGGCAGCAGCACGCGGCTGTTCTACTACGACAACGAGACGTCGGTGTTGACCGACGACACGGGTAAGCGGATCGCTGACCCGAGCGCGCAAGTCTACAGCGACTTTCGGCCGGTTCACCACACGTCTGCCGAGACACCGGGCAACAAGGTTGCCGCGATCAAGACGCTGAAGATCCAGCTCGGTCTCGCCTGCAACTATAGCTGCCAGTACTGCTCGCAGAATGACCATCGTGCGGCGAGCGTCGATGGGCATCCACGTGACGTCGAAGTGTTCATGCGCAACCTGGACACATGGCTGGTGGGTGTGCCCAGGCGGGTTGAGTTCTGGGGCGGTGAGCCCTTCGCGTACTGGAAGACCTTGAAGCCGCTGGCGGAGGCGATGCGGGCAAAGTACCCGAAGGCCTCGCTGCTGATCATCACCAACGGCTCGCTCCTCAATGAGGAGATCAACCAGTGGATCTGCGACTTGGACATCGACGTCGGTGTCTCGCATGACGGCCCTGGCCAGCATGTGCGCGGACCGGACCCGCTCGATGACCCGGAGCAGCGCAAGTGGATTCTGGACTTGTTCCGGCGGCGACAGCCGCTTGGAAAGATCAGCTTCAACACGGTCATCAATCGCGAGAACATGGATCGCGCGAAGGTCCAGGAGTGGTTCCGCAAGTTGCTCGGCCGGCGGCTCTACATTGGCGAGGGGCAGTTCGTTGACCCCTACGATGCGGGTAGTGCGGCGCTGAGCCTGCACACCCACGAGGAGGCGCTGTCATTCCGCAACCTCACGCTCAGGCAAATCCGACGCAACCAGATCCCTGACTTCGCGATCATGCGGCGGATTGCCGAGTGGATCGCGTCGATCTCATCGGCGCGGCCTTCGGGGTGCGTGGGGCAGAAGTGCGGGATGGATCGGTCGGACACGATCGCCGTCGACCTGAAGGGCAACGTGCTCACGTGTCAAAATGTGAGCGTGACCAACAAGGCGCCGAACGGACGCTCTCATCACCTGGGACACGTCTCGGCCCTCGGCAGGGTGAAGCTCACCACAGCAACCCACTGGGCGCACCGGAAGGAATGCACGGAGTGCCCGCTGGTGCAGATGTGCAAGGGGTCGTGCATGTACCTGCAGGGCCCGCTGTGGGTTAAGGCGTGCAACAACGCCTACAACGATCACCTGCCATTCTTCGCGGTCGCGATCGAGCGTCTCACCGGCTACCTGCCCTACAAGATTGAAGCGGCGGCGCTCCCGCCGGAGCGCTCGGCGCTGTGGGAGTGACCGATGGGAATGTGCCTTTGCGACTGCCAGTGCCTCTGCGACTGCCAATGCGATTGTGTTTGTGACTGCGCTGGTGGTGGTGGCGGCGGCGGGCGCGGCAACCCCGGCGGCACAGGCGGAGCGGCAGGCACCGGCGGCTTTGCGCCCGCGGCCGTCGCCGGCACGGCGGGCAGCTCTGGTGCGGCCGGCCCCGGTGGCAACGGCTCGGGCCCAACACCGACGACAAACAAGGGCGGCGACGGCGGCGGCTCGGCGACGGCTGGCGGGCCCGGAAGCGGTACTGGTTCTGCAGCTGGCGGCCCTGGTGGGTCGAACGGCGGCACTGGCCCGACAGGCCCAACGGGCCCGGCTGGTGCAACAGGCCCAGCCGGCGCTCAGGGCAATGCCACGGAGGGCAACGCCAACATCAGGTATATCGCGACTGGCACCAGAAACGGACCAAACGTGTAATGCAAATCTACTACCGCATTCTGTCGCTCAACGAGCGCGAAGGCTCGATCCTCGTGCGCTACTGGTCCGACGAGATGTCGGAGCGGGAGCTGTCGAGCAAGGCTCCCGGTGAGGAGACTAGCGACACGCCGGAGCATTGCCGGACCGACATCAACTACAACATCTTCGATCAGAAGATGACGCAGGACCAGCTCCACGATTTCCTGATGGACGGTGCGCCGGAAGACTGGCTCGGCATGAAGGGACGGATCAAGAACCCGACGGTCGACACCTCGCTGTCCCAGCTCAAGGGCATGGTCGGCGTCAACAAGCTCGTCGAGAAGAAGAAGCCGCCAAAGCTGCCACCGATCTCTCGCGTCCAGTTGTTGGTCGTCTCGGCCAGGGACGAGACGGACATCACAGAGTTGCTGGAGGCGGTGGCCTCCGACAAGGACCCGCCTGGGCGTGTCATTCTGGCGAACGTGAAGACCAAGCTCACCGGCAAGTGGAGCTACCCGACGAGCTATACTCCGAATGAAGTTCAGACGATCGTGAACCCCTATCTGCAATTGCTCTACAGCAGCTGTCCGGGGGTCATCGCTCCAACGAACACCAATTTCGAGACGAGCGACACGTTTGTCGTTAAGTTCTTGTGTGAGGACATCGCCGCCGCCAGGCGACTGCACCGTTGGCTCACCGTTGACTCCAAGGGCACTCCGGAGCAGCAGGCGCTGATGGCGCTGTCGAAGCGATATCAGGAGGCGGCCGGTGCGACTTACGCGGTCAGTTGGCGGCTCTCCTACGTGAAGGGTGTCGAAGTGCAATGAGGCTGTTCGCAGCTGTCATTAGTTTGCTCATTCCATCGGACCCGGGCGGCAACTACGACCTGGTCGGCAGGCTCGTCGCGCGGCACCTGCCGAAGCATCTGCCGGGCCAGCCGGTGATCGTGCCGCAGAACATGCCGGGCGCCGGCGGCCTGATCGTCGCCAACCATCTCTACAACGTCGCGCCGCGTGACGGCTCGGTGGTCGGGCTCGTGCAAGGGTCCGTTGTGCAGGACCAGGCGCTCGGTACGCCCAACGTGCGCTTCGACGCAGCACGGTTCTCCTGGATCGGGACGCCGACGCGTCGAGGCGGCGTGACCGTGCTCTGGCATACGGCAAAGCCGCCGATCCTGTTCGGGGCGAGCAACGTGCGGCACGTCGCGTATGGCAAGTTCGCTGGCTACGAGGTGATCAAAGGCTACCGCACCGCTGTCGATATCGTGCTGGCGATGGGCCGGCGCGAGATCGATGCGATGAACGTGTTCGCCTGGTCGGAGTGGGCGATCCACCGCCCCGAGTGGGTGCGCGACAGATTGATCGTTCCTGCTCCAGCGCCCCCGCCCTCGCCGCCGCTCGACTTTCTGATGGCCGGCGACGCGCTCGGGCGTCCCTTGGCGGCGCCGCCCGGAGCGCCTATTGACGAGCTGACGACCGCCTACCGCAAGATGGTCGCGGACCCCACCTTCCTGGCCGACGCGCTGAAGCTCGGCCTGGATGTCGAGCCGGTGATCGGCGAGGGTCTCTCGTCATTGGTGCGCGAGGTGCTCGCAACGCCGAGGCCCACGATCGATGCCGTCAACGCCGTCATCAAATGAATGGGGCTTCTACCGCTACGCCGGCAAGGAGTGGCTGAACCCGCACGACGCGCTCGAGGACGCGACCGCGCGCGGTGACCGCTCGCCCGACATCCAGTTCGTGATGCCGGCGGCGGACCGGATTGATTGGACGGCCGAGCCCGCCGAGGCGCTGGCCGACCTCTATCGCCAACGCGCGCAGCAGCTGCGCGACGCGTACGACTATTTGATCCTGATGTACTCGGGCGGCTCCGACTCGCACCAAGCGATGATGGCCTTCGTCAATGCCGGCATTCATCTCGACGAGGTGCGCACCTGCTATCCGGTGCAGTGGGCGGACAAGGTCGCTGGCACGGTCGGGCGGGATCACCCGCTGGGCCACCTGTACGAATATCACCAGGCGGTGGTTCCTGGCTTGCGCACGCTGAGCCTGCGCAGCCCACGGACCACGATCAAGGTGGTCGACACCACCGACGCCTACGCCGGCGACATGACGGAGTGGCATGAGGTTCTGCCTGTCCAGCACCGCGTCACTGGCGGCGTGCATGGATTGTTTGTCGCGAACTTCCGAGCGCGGATCGAGCGCGAGCTGCAGCGCGACGCAACGGCGAAACGAACCGGCGTGATCTATGGGGTCGACAAGCCGCCGCTGGGCTTGTCCGGCCGCGAGCTGTTCGTCAGCTTCCCTGATCATTGGCGCATGGGCGTCTCTCACCTGTGGGTGGGCAGCGGGCTGTTTGAGCCGGTGATGTTCTACTGGGGCGACCTGCGGATCACCTGCAAGCAGGCGCACATCATCAAGCGAGCGCTCGAGCAGGACGCGCGGCTCATTTCCGATGTCGACGCCCACCGCAGGCTGATCTACCCCGATTGGAGCTGGGCCTATCAGGAGCGCGAGGGGCTGCACGACTCGCTGCTGCTCCGCTGCGCCGGCGACCGGGTCAGGGCAATCGCGCAGGAGCGCACACGCTACTATAACAACCGCTACGGAGGGCTCGGTCTCTCGATCGAGGATGACCCCGCGGCGGTCAAGCGGCGGCTTCGGTTCCTGTTCGCATGCGAGAGCCCGCCATACCTCGTAGGAGAGCTGCATGCAGTACAAAGGCCTGGTCACCTTCCCAAGCGAGCGTGAGTTCGTCACTTACCCGTGGGTGTATTGGGACAACGGATTCACGGACGCGGAGGTCAACCAGATCGCCGCGTACTGCGCGGCTGGAGAGCTGAAGGAGGGCAAGACCTTCGCTGGCTATCGCGAGGACATCCGCCGCTCCAAAATCCAGTTCAACACCTGGACGGAAGCGAACGGCTGGATCTTCGACAAGCTGATCGATGTCGTGCAGGTGATCAACAATCGCTGGTACGGCTTCGACCTGAACGGGTTCGATGCCTTCCAGTACGGTGAGTATCGCGCCGAGGAAGGCGGCCACTTTGAGTGGCACACCGACATGCACTTCGGTGCCGAGAACCGCCAGATCGATGACTACGGCCTGCAGCAGCCGCGCAAGCTGTCCCTGTCGATGGCGCTCAACGAACCGGGCGTCGACTTCGAAGGCGGCGAGCTGCAGCTGAACATGGGACATCAAGACCTGATCAGCATGCCGATGCCGAAGGGGCGGATCGTCGCCTTTCCGTCGTTCCTGCTCCACCGCGTGACGCCTGTCACCAAGGGCGTGCGCAAGTCGATCGTTCTCTGGGTGACCGGGCCGAAATTCAGCTGAGTCTACTGCCCGACTCAAAAAAAGAGCCCCGAAGAGCAGCGAACCCTCGAGGCCCAGTCACAGGCTGACCAGCAGAGTCGACGACCCGACTCAAAAAAGCGGCCCCGCGTGGGGGGTGGGGTGGGGTGCGGGGCCCAGTCTCACAACACGTCGTAGCGGCTAGATGGGGACTTCGGGGGAAGGTTGGGTCTGCCGCCTTTCTTATCGCCGCACACTGAACACCCTTCCCCGTTCTGGGGCAAGTCACAAACCGGAGAGATACATGAGCACTGCCGCGCAGCGCGAGCGCATGGCGCATTTTATTGTCGACTTCGAAGCACGCCGCGACAAGCAAGGACGTCTCATCGCCTACCTGCCGCCGGCGAACGATGGCGGCGGCGGGTTCGAGGTGGCCGGCATCAACGTGCGCTACCACGCCGACCAGGCGTTCGAACTGAAGCGGCTGATCGATAGCGGCCACAACGCCGAGGCCGAGGAGCGCGCCGCGCAATTCATCGCCGAGTACACCGACGTCGCCGCGCGCTGGGTGACCGACGCCGGCGAGGAGTTCTTCCTGCGCGACTGCGTGTTCAACCGCGGGCCGAAGGGTGCCGCCAGGATCTTGCAGATCGCGCTCGGCGTCGGCGACGACGGCGAGGTCGGCCCGATCACGCGCAACGCCCTGTCGCGGGTGCCGCCCCACGTGCTGCTGCCGCGGCTGCGCCAGGCGCGCGAGGCCTACGAGATCAAGGTGGTCGGCAAGCGCGCGAACCTGTGGCGTGGTTTGGTTAACAGGTGGGACAAGGCCGAGGCGACGGCGACCATGTTCGCCGGCACGCCCTACGATCGCCCAGAGGAGCCCGGCCAGGCGCCTGGAACGCCCCCGGAGGCTCCAGAGGCTCCACCCCAGCCTGGGGAGGTGCCCACGGCCGCGCCTGGGTCGCTGGCGCGCCTTTTCGAGCTGTTGCTTGCGGCGCTGCGCGCGCTGTTCGGCCGGTCGCCCGAGGCGCCCCAGCCCGGGGAGCCCGAGCCCGAACCGACACCGGAGCCCCAGCCCGCGGGCGAGCCGCGATGGTTAACGGCCGCGCGCCGCGACATCGGCTTCCACGAGAAGCCGGACAACACCGGGATCGAGGTCTTTACCGACCAGGCGCACACCGGCCACGAGCACGACCCGTGGTGCGCCATCTTCGTCAACGCCAAGCTCGAGCAGTGCGGCGTGCCGGGCACGCGCTCTGCCATGGCGCGCTCGTTCGAGCGCAGCAACCGCTTCGTCAAGCTGAGCGGGCCCGCGCTCGGCGCGATCTCGACCTTCTGGCGCGGCTCCAAGGACGGCGGCTCGGGACACGTCAACTTCTACGCCGGCACTGACCCGCGCCGCGGCCACATCGGCATCGGCGGCAACCAGGGCGACCGCGTCAGCGCGGCCGTGATGGACATGAGCCGCCACACCGGTTGGTGGTGGCCGGCCGGCGAGCCGACGCCGCCGATCGGCGCGGTGCGCGTCGACTTCAACAACGTCGCCGGCGGCGGCAAGGAGGACTGACATGCGCGAACTCGCAGAGCGCTGCCGTCGCTCCTGGACCATGGTGCTCGCCGGCGCCGAGATCGCCGCCGGCGCCGCGCTCGACGCGATGCCGATCGTCTGTGACATCGCCAACGCGCCCGAGGTGCAATCGGCGATCACCGACTACACTGGCCCCCACGCCTCGCACGTGCTCAAGGCGATCGGGGTCGTCACCGCGCTCTGTCGCATTCGTTCACTGAGGAAAGGAAACTGACATGAGCTACATCATCGTTGCGTGCGTCGCATTCGCCGCCGGCCACTTCGCCGGCGACTGGATCATCGCCAAGGTCAAGGACGGCGCGACCGCGCTGTGGGCCAAGGTCAAAGGAAAGGTGGCCAGCTGATGTTCGACTTCAATCAGATCTGGCAAAGCCTGATCGACACCGTCACGCTGCAGTTCGTCTCGCCGTTTTGGTGGTGGGTGTTCGTTGGCGCGTGCGCCACGGGGATCGCCGGCGTCATCGGCTGGGCGTTCCCGCCGTTGCGCGGCTTCGCCGGCGCCGTGATCCTCGCCGTCATCGCCGGGCTCACCGGCTATCGGCGCGCCGAGTATGACGTCGAACGCAAGCAGCGCGAGCGCGACCAGCGACGCCAGCGCCAGCAAGAGCAGCAGCGGCAAGGCACCGACTTCTGGAAATGGTGAACGTGTCCGCGCGCGACTTCGGCCGCCTTGAGGGTAAGGTCGACGCGCTGCTTACACAGACCGCGCAGATCGACGCGCGGCTGCGGCGGCTCGAGGAGGGCCACGACCGGGCGGCGGGCCGGCGCTCGATCGTCAGCGCGGCGGTGAGCGCCGTGGTGGCGTTCGTGGTCGCGTGGGCCTCAAAGCACGTGTGACGCCGGCACGCCGGGCGGGTGCTTCATCTCGAGGTGCGCGTAGACTTCCTCGCTTGTCGCCATGCGCCGTGCAGCCTCGGGCCCGACGAGCCCTTTGCGGTAGAGACAAAACGCGCAGCCGTACACCCAGCTGACGCGCCAGGGACGCTGCTCGAGCCAGCGAACGCGCACGGGCTCACGCCAGTTGTGTTCGGGGAAATGCAGCTCGAGCTGCAAGTCGCTCATGCGCGCGGGCGGCACCCGAGCGGGCTTCATTGGCGGCCTCACCCAAGGCTTCATCGGCGGTCTCATGAGACGTCCTCCCGTTGCGTGACTGATTCCGTTGCCCTACATTCAACTCGGCTGCCAGATGTCTGACCGGCAGCCTTCACCTTGTGGACGACGGTACGCAGCCCCCTGGCCGAAAGGCCGGGGGGTTTTCCGTATTAGCGGTGGCAGTAGTAGACCCACGCAGCCGTCGCGACGATCAGCAGCAGCACGTGAAGCTCGCCGTCACTCAGCATCGCTGTCCCCGCTGTAGGACCAGAGCAACACCGCCAGCGTGACGAACGACGGCGTGAGTATGAACATGACGCCCATCCCGAAGCCCTTCCACCAGTCGCTCGACGGGCGCAGGACGTAGCCGCCGATGGCGACGATCGCGATGGCGGCGGCAGCGGAGACCAGGGCGATACGCAGTACGTCGTCGTGCATGGTCGTCCCAAAAAAAAGCGGGAGGGGCTGATGGGGCCTCTCCCGCAGGACACATTCAAGGGGCGTTTTCTTCTGGGCAATGGTCGAGCGGAGCTGCGGCAAAACCCGGTTCCCCATACTGGGGCATGCTTTGGTGGCGAAGTCAATGTCCTGGCGGTCGAACTGATGGTGTAACCACTTGGAAAGAGGGGAGCCCCGATGCGATGAGGGCTCCCCGAGTCACAGGAGTAGAGGCTGGTTGCTGCTCAGTCGATCGGGAAGAGCACGCTCAGGCGACCTTGGATCGAGTCGACTGACGCGCGCGACGTGCCGAAACTGAGTGCTCGACCCTGGCCGCCCTCATCATTGAACGCCACGGTGCCCTTCGGGAATTCGTGGTGCCGGTAGAGCGCGCCGAGGATCACGTTCTGCGTCAACTTCCAATCGAGCCCGGCGCCAAGCACCCAGCCAAGCCGCGTGTCGCCGGTCGATGACGTGAAGGTATTCTCGCGAATGCCACCCCCGATCACGGCGACCGTCTGTGACAGCGCCAGCGTCTTTTGGAAGTGACCGATGGTGGCGCCACCGGTGGCGTAGAGCAGGATGTTCGGACCGAAGAACACGTTCGTGAGGCCGATCTTGCCGCGAATGTCGACGATCTGATCGAGCTTGCTGCTGAGTTCAACAGAGCGCGTCACGTTGGCGGTAGCCAACACCTCGCGCGGCAACCCGATCGTAATGTTCTGCGTCCCGGTCGTGCCGGTGACGTTCACAGTCACCGTCTTGTCCACGGTCTTGCCCTCGACCGTCACAGGAAGCGTGACCTTCGCCGTTTGGCCGGTGACCTCGACCGGGATGGTGAGCTTCTCGGTCTTGCCGTTGACCACCACGTCGATTGTCGCAGTGGCTGTGTTGCCAGTCACGTCGACCTTGACCGTTTGTTTTGGCACCTCAGCCGATATGGTGCCGAGATCAAGAGGCAGGTCAATTTTGCCCGGGACGCACGTCTCGTTGAAGCAAAGGTTAACGAGCTGGCCGGGGATAAGCAGATCGCCCTTCGACTTAATTTCCTGGCCACCGACGATGATCTTGCCCGTCGACTCGATGTCCTGACTATTGATGGTGATTGTGCCGTTCGATTTGATTGTCTGGGCGTCAATCGTGAGAGTGCCCGTAGAGGTGATGTTCTGGCCGGGGATCAGGAGCGAGCCGCCCGCGCTCACCGTGAGCGGGCCGACCTGAAAGGTGCTGGTGGGAAGAAGCCGGGTAACCTCCGCGCCCAACTCCTCGGTCGTGACGTTGATCGACTTCTTCATGCTGGTCCAGTCCCAGGACCCTTCGATGCCGATCACCCAGTTGCCCATTTGCTTCTGGGCGCCAGCAAACCCGCCGCCGATGAAGCCGTTCATCTTGAGGCGGTTGCAGCTGTCGATCACGCAGACGCCCGTATCGAAGTCGGGCGCGAACACCAGCGGGGTGCCGTTGAATGCGCGCTCAACGCCAGTGCCGAACAAGTTGTTGATGACGCCAACGTCGTTGGTGAGCTTCTCGCGGCCCCACGCATAGCCAGCCGCGACGCCGGTGTAGATGCCCGACCAATCGGTGTACGGCACGGCCGCCGGCCGCGGCGCCTTCACAGCCATGTCGGCGGCGAAGGCAGCGCCGCCCAGCGTCGTCGACGCGAGCAACGCGAGTAGACTGATTCGTGTCATGTGAATTTTCCCTTGTTGCCTAGACGGTGGTCCGCCGCACAATGCGTGGCCCCCCGCACGACTCCTACCGTTTTCCGGTTCCGAAACAAGATGATTCGCGGTATCGAGCTGCAATTGTGTGGATGTGTTACGCGAGCGCCACAGCCGCATCCCCATACCGGGGAACGCTCAGAATTCCAAACCGGCTTCTTCAAACGCTCGGGCCACTGCCGCGTCATACTCCGCTGTGGTCAGTGTCTTTACAGCTTCGGCGCGCGCCTTGGCGGAAGCGGTGCGCATTGCGGCCGTCGTATCCCCTCTCCGATCGGCGGCCAACCGCGTCGCCAAGGCGTCCACGAACGCGTTCGTAACCTCCCGCTTGTCGGGCTTCTTTGCCATTGCTCAACTCCACCTATGTCGGCATTTGAGGCGTGGCTATTATGACGCGCTCGTTATCGTGTATCTCTATCACCTGGGGTTTGCCGGCTGGGAGTTCGTCGGGTGTGGTAGTGGTGGGGACCCATTCACCGTCTGGTTTATCGGAGGTTCTGCGGTGTACCTCCTTCGATGTGGTAGCCGCTGAGTCCGCGGTAATTTCGACTTTTACTTTGGCCATGTTCATTCTCCCCTCCTCACTGCACGGATGGATGTTTCCAAGAGGAGAACCAGCACTCCTCGAGGACGGAGCAAACGACGCCGGTAAAGCGGTTTCGATGAATCATGTTCGTCGGGCCGATACCCTCAAACCGAAACATCCATGCGCCGACCAACGTCGCCGCGGTGATGGCGATGGCGAGCCAAGGGGGGCTCGACGAGCGCTTGGGTGCGATCACCTTGAGCGGCTCCTGATCTCGACGACCGCAGCGCCGGCCGGCGGCGGCGGTGTCGGCGCCGGGATCGCCGTCCGGTGGATGGGCGGCGCAGCGATCTCCAGGATCGACGCGATCGCGAGGACCATCAGGGCCAGCACCAAGTGCAGCACGTCATCGGGGTTCAGGAAGACGGGCAGCGGCGCCTTGGCGAGCAGCCGCTCGTCGAGTGCAGCGAAAAAGGCTGGGCGATAGAGCGCGCTGATCACTGTCAGCCCCAGGCCAACCCAGCCCCACCATGCGCATCTGGCAGGCGGTCTCGACCGTGAAGAGACGCCCGGCCAGAAACAACGTGAACAGGCGCCACAGCCCGATGCAAAAGAACAGCAGGATGACGTGCACGACGACGGACACCGCGACGGCCGCGACGTAGCGAAGGTCTGACACGCCGGCGAGGTCAGTCTCGAACGCCTTGCCGATGTGCTGCAAGGTGGCCGACCGATCCGACAGCAGCAAGGACAGGTGCCACAGGTGCCACGCTGCCCAGACCACCACCAGGATGCGACCGAGGTGGAAGGCCCACGCCCAACGCGCGCGAATTCGGTAATCGTCCATGGCGATGCTCCTTGTTTTAGTCCACGACGAAAAGCATGGCCCCGCTCGGCGTACTGGAGCGGTGCGGTTCGGCATCGTCTGCCACCTGGTAGCTCATCCCCGGCGTCAGCACGAAGGTGCGGCCGTCCCCCAGCTCCGTGAGCAGCTCGCCCTCAAGGCAGAGCACGATATGACCCTTTGAGCACCAGTGATCGGCCAGATAACCGGCGCTGTATTCGACCAGGCGCACGCGTATCGGGCCAAATTGCAGGGTGCGCCAGTGAGCCGTGCCGTGTGCGCCCGGATGCTCGGTTCTCTCCACTTGCAACCAGTCGGTGGCCGCGAACGGGATGTCGGCGATTTTCATTCATGCCTCCAGCTCGTCGGAGCGCAGGTCGTCAATGAACTCTGCCGCGAACGCGCGCCGGAACGCTTCGAAGCCCTGCCTGGTCAGGGTGAGCAGACCAATGCTCTCGAACGGACGGCCCGGCGCCTCCGCCGCGTAGACGTGGCAGTACACGTGGGTCACCATGTCCGTGGTCATGTAGCGGACCCGAAATTTGGCCGTCACGGGTCGCGCCTTTGGCGTCGCGCTGTCCTCAGGCTTGGTCGGCATCGCTGACCCGCACGTAGGCGCGCACGGTCTGCAGCCGGTACGGCATCAGGCGGCCGTTGTCGTCCATCACCATGATCTCGCGCGCGCCGTTGCCGTGCACCGAGTAGCCGCGCGCCGGCTTCAGCGCCTTCACCTTACGCGCTGACCGATTGGCCGCCGCCGCTCGTTTCGCTTTCATCGTGCGCTTGAAGTTGGCGCGATGCGCCTTCGTCCACTTCTTGATTGCCATGGGTGTCGCCTCGTGGGTTGTGGGTTTAGTCCCTCTCCCCCGGCGCGCACCTTCCCCTAATTGGGGACGCGCTGCAAGCTGCTCGATCGACAATGGTTGATGTTTTGGTGCAAGCATTGGTGCAGAGGTAGGTCGGTTGGCCTAAGTGTTGGTCGGAGTGGGGAGATTTGAACTCCCGACCCCCTCGTCCCGAACGTCAGGGCCTACCAGCCTCTCTTTGAAAATCCGGCACTTCTCGTCGCGTTCAGTGGTAAAACTCTCGCTTCGTTCTCGGTCGTCTTTTGGTGCACCATTGGTGCAGACCGACGCCGATCGAACGCGTCGACGGGGGAACGCAGATAGTCGGGGTGGTGGTGGCCGTAGGTGTCGAGCAGCGTCTTCAGCGTCATGCCGAGATACTCGGCCGACTGCCAGGGGTCGGCGCCCGATTGCATCAGCCAGGTCGCCGCGGTGTGGCGTAGCGTGTGCGGCGACACCTTACGGCTGCCGAGCACCGAGCGCACTGTGTTGCGGAACGCCTTGTCGACGTCCTTCACCGGCTCCCCGTTGAACTCGACCGCCCAGCGCTGCCCCTTGCGCTTCCACCGCCGCAGGTGCGCGAGCAGGCGCTGCGGGAGCGGAACCGGCGGCGTGCGCTTCTTGGTCTCCCTGCGGCCGCGCGGGCGGCGGTAGAAGACGCCGCGCTCGAGGTCGATCCAGCCGTGGCCCGGCGTCGGTTGCAGAGCTGCGCCGCAGATCGCGGCCGCGCGTGTGCCGGTGTAGAGCCCGACCAGCAAGAACTTGGCAACGTGGCGGCGGGGCCGGCGGTCGGTCGCGACGCCCTTCTGCTGCTCGCGGTAGCGCCAGGCCGCCAGCATGACCCGAGCGGCCTCGCCGCGCTCGAGCCACTCGTCGCGGCCCGGCCGGCGTGGGGGCAACACGACGCTGATGATCCGATCGCAGCGTCCCTCGGCCTGGTGATGCTTGATGGCGGCGCGCAGGTCTTCCAGCTCGCGGCGCGCTGCGCTGTCGGTCGAGCGGCTCTTGAGGTATTCGCGGCAGAGATCGCCGCACATGGCGGACAGCATCTTGTCGCCGAAGAAGTCGCTCAGCCGCTCGATCCGCGCTCGCGTTTCGTGCGGGCGAGCATGGTTGGGCACCACCTCGGTGGTGTAGAGGTTCAGGACGTCGGCAATCGGGATCGTAGCGGGATCACGCGGGCCCGCCTTGACCTCCGCGAGGTGCTTCGTGGCGAGGTATCGCTCGAGCGCTTTTTCTGCTCCTGCAAGGTCGTCTTCAGCGCAGCCTGTGCCTTTTTGACGGCTTCCGTCGAGGATGATCCAGGCGGCTGGCCAGACCTTGCCGTCGCCTCGGACGTTGCGTCTGGCAGGTCGCAACCAGAGGCGGGGCCCTTCACGTTTTGCCGACATAGCTCCCTCATCCGTTCGATGTTGGCGAGCGTGGTGTATTCCTTGCCGGCGGTGCGCTCGATCACCAGCCGCCCCTTGTCGCGTTCTCTGCGCAGACCGCTCGCCGTCATCGAGCCGTCTGGATATGCAAGCGCCGCCGCGGTCGAGAGCCGCAGCGGCTGGTCCTTGTCGATCTTCGTCAGGTCAAGCTCGAGCGCTCTGTTCTTCATGGCGGCTCACCGTCGTAGCTTTCGAGCCCCCACCATTTGCGCATGCAGTCGTCGCAGAACTGCGCGACGTGCCCGTCCTCCGCGCACAAGAGCAGCGGCACGGGCCCGACCAGGTTGAAGCACAGCGAGCACAACGAAGAACGCGGCGCGTCGGGCTTGCCCCACACGATGCGCTCACCCGGAAACCCCGGCTTTGGTTTGAGCACCGTCATGCCCGCTTCCCTGGCGCGGGCAACAGCGCGGCCACTTCACCGCCCTTGTAGACCGCATCGATCCGCGACTGCGTGTGATCAAAAACCGTCTGCCCGTCGGGCATGACGACGTGGGCGAGGAACGCCTCCTCGAATGTCTCGATCCCGCTCGCGACGCTTTCGAGCTTGGCCTTGATGCAAAGGAGCAGCGCGCGCCATTTCTGCCGGCGCTTCACCTCGTCCAGCTCGCGCTCGCCGTCCGCAAGCGGCAGATCGAAACGCAGCCGACGCTCGTGCGCCTCGAACACGACGATCGCCTTGCCGCGCTCGCTGAAATAGGCGAAGCGATCGGCGCCGTAGCGGGCGAGCGTCTGCTCGATCTCCGTTTTGGTCCGGTCCACCGGCACCTTGGTGCGCTGCGCGTAAGTCATTCGTGCTTCGCTCCCAACCGTGCGGCGAGCCCCTTGAAGTCCGCCGGCGCCGGCGTCACCCACATCTCGTGCCATTGGTGGTCGGAGCTGATGCTCGGCGCGAACAGCGCGAGGGCCCCGCGCGGATCGGCACTGAAGCGAACGATCGCCGGCGAGCCGGTCTTCTCGGCAACGCGGTCAAGGTAGCGCCGCAGCGCCGGGTCGCGGTGCGCGTCGGGGTACTTCGGATCGCACCACACCTGCACGACGATCATCTCCTGCATCGTGCCGTCATCGAGCCGACGGCGCATGATGTCGGGCATGATGTCGATGACGTAGTGCACGCGGTCGGGCCGCCGCAGGTCATGCGCGTCCTCGTCAACCAGCCAGCGGCAATTCCACATCTGGCAGCACATCGGGCGGCGCGGGTAGATGTTGCAGCCAATGTTGGCGCGCTGGTGCGGGCACCGCTGGCCCGCCTCCTTCTCGATCGTGGGAAGGTGCATCGGCAACAGCTTGCAGCACAGCTGGCAATCGCCGCATTGCCGCTTCGGCTTGCCGGCGGTCACGGTCATCTCAAGCTTCACGGCCATGGCCGATCCTCCGTGAAGATCGCCCAGAACTCGGCGTTGCTGATGAGCTGCACGTGCTGCTGCCCGTCGCACTGCTCGACGACGTCGAGCGTCCAGCCCTCGCCATTGCACGGGTCGCACTTCATGACGAACTCGTGCGTGTCGCCGTTGCCGGCCGGCACGGCGACCTTGCCGGCGCCCTCGCAGCTGAAGCACGGCTCAATGATGATCCGGCACATGGCAGTGTTTCCCTTGTGGTTGGCTCCTGCGAGGGTACAGCTCGCAGGAGCGTAGGACGGTCAGTGCGGTTTGGCTGGCGACGTCCGCGGTATCTTCACCGCCGCCGTCGCCGTGCCGTGCATCCTGTCCTGGCGGAGCTGCTCCGCCATGTGGAAGTTGATCAACGACACGAGCACGTCACGCGCCTCGTGCCGCTCCGTCTCGTCGGGCAGGGCCGACAGCGCAATGCCGCTGACGCGCGCGATCGTCCACATCAGCGCCTGCAGCGGCACCATGTCGTTCGGCTGCTCGGCCGTGAAGTCGCTGAAGAGCGCCTGAACGCGCTTCAGCAGCTCGTCGCCGAGTTGGCAGAACTCGGGCGGGAAGTCCCATTGCTCACGTTGGTTAGTCACGCAGCTCTCCGTTTGTCCGCCGGCGCGTCGAAGTCCAGCTCCGCGTCGGTCACGTTGTCCGCCTGCGCGGCCGCCGGCTTCAGCTCGCCGTCGAGCCGGCCTTTGAGCCGCGACTTGTCGGCCTTGCCGAGCCCCTTCCACCACTCCCGCAGCGCCTTGTCGCCGTTCGTCGCCGCGGCGCGGCCCTCGTCGAGCACTGCGTCGGGCTCGTCCGACTTGGTCGACGGCGGCGCGCCCGGGAATGCGGCCGCCTTCTTCTTGCTGTCGCTCGCCCACAGCGCGAACGCGCGGCCCATCTCTTCGTCGAGCTGCTGCTTGTCGCGAATGTACGGCTTCAGAAAGTTGGGGAGCTTGATCACGAAGTCCTCACCAACTTTGTCACTCTGCCACACCGGCACGCCCTCGGCGCGCGGCGGCAGGATGCACGTGAGGTCGAGGCCGTGCATGATCTGCATGTTCGTGACCGGCTGCAAGCCGATGTTGATGACCGTCTTCTTGCCGTTCGTGGTCACCTGGCGCGTCTTCTCGCGCGCACGGAACGTGAACAGCAGCGGCGGCGCCAGGATGTTTTGGTAAGCGCGGATCATCCGCTGCCGCAGACGAGAGGGCTGGTTCCACGCCGCGTATTCGTTGCCGCCCATTTTCGGGATCTGCTCGGTGTGGAAGTCCAGGTACCCGCCTTCGCCCTCGTGCTCGTCCGACATCGTGTCGATGATGATCGCGCACGGCTTGTGCTTGAGCTGCTGGCGCACAGCGTGCACGAAGTCCGACGAGCGAAACGGCGGCTCAAAGTCGACACGCATGAAGTCGAAGTCCTCGGCGTATTTGCGCGAGCGCTGGCACTCGGTGTCGATCAGGACGATCGGGCCCGGGCGCACGCTCTTCATGCCAGTGGCGAGCCGCAACGCGCTCACCGTCTTGCCGCCGCCGGGCGGGCCGACGAGCCCGATCAGCAGCGGCTGCGGACCAGGCTCCGCCTTCTTCGCTGCGAACGTACGCACGTTGGTCTCGTTCGTGTCCGTCGTCATGACAATCGCTCCTTTCCGCGGGTTGAAAAACAGTACTTCATCGCCGGTCGCCCCGGCATCGGCATGCAGAACTCATCGACGACGCAGACGAGCCCGGCGTTGTTGCACACCGGGCAGCGCACCACGCCGCCGAGCTGGTGACACGGCATGCCCCGAACCAGGAGCTTGCCGGCGCCCTCGCAGGTCGGGCAGGTGTAGAATTGGACCTGGCACACGGCTCACCCTCCCGACAAATCCGTGAGCATCGGCGC